ACCTATCTTATAAGTTATTTATAAATTCGGTCGCTTCATTCTGTTCAGATCCGGTGTATTCCATATACTCCCTTACAGCCTGCTCGATGTACCCACGAGATTTTAAGACGTTCCACTTCTTTATTTTCCGCTGGTATTCTTCACTGCTTCGGTCTATAGTAGGACGTTCTTTCTTTGGCTGTTGTGCTGAAGTGCTCTCCTTTTTGATTTCGGTTGCTGCTACCACCTTTATATCATCTTTGCTCTCTTTGTTGTTGTGCTGCTTGGGTTCCTTCATTTCCGACGCTATTGTTTTCAGCAGTGCCAACATTTCACTGTTTTGCTTTTCGTACAGCGCCTTGATGCCTGCCACATTATTGGTCATATTCCACACCTTAAAGAACAAGATTATCTGCAAGATTCCGAACACCAAGCAAACGATTGCTAGAATTAATGTAAATGTTTCCATAGTGTATTATTAATTAAATTTCATTTAGTCATCCTTTCCATTAAAGACAGCAACCTGTCCACCTGCTCTTGCGCTTTCGCTGTAAGTCTTTGCTGTTCCATCAGACTTTCCAATGCCTTTTCCAAAGCGCTGGTGGTATTCACGTTATTGCCGTTTCCTGCTACAGAAGTTCCATGATGGTCGCTATTGGCAATATATGAAGATATATCGTTAAGCATCTCCCCTTCTCCCGTAAGAAGCCAGTCAGTATTAAGTTCAGGGAATTTTCTCTGAATATCCAGCAAGCCACGTTTGCCTACAGAATTTTTAATCTTGTGCACATAACCATTGGATAGTCCACAAGCCCTTTCGAAATCTGATATTGAAATCTTCTTCGATGAGATGAAATCAAAAAGCCTACTCTGTACATTCATAAACAACAAGTTTAATTAATATTAAAATCCACTGATTAATCACTGAGTTTTCTTGTTTCTTAGATAATATATTTATCTTTGCATTACAAAATTAGTAAAACAATAAATAAATCAAAATAATATGGCAGAAAAAGAAGAGAAAAGCCCGATTACACCAACGCTGAGAGTGATGAAGATAGGTGAAGAATTTACTTATCCTATTCAGATGATGACTTCCGTCAGAACTGTATGTACCACATACGGACTGCAATGGGGAAAGACATTCAAAACCCGTATAGACAGAGAGGCTAAAACAATTACAGTAACTAGAATGAAATAAATTATGTTTGGATTTGGTAAGTTAGTCAAAAGACACAAACTGTCTGTTGCTGAAGAAGCGGAATTGCGCAAATGGAGCTATAATACAGCTTCTTTCGTTAAAGACTATTACAGATATTGTGAGTCAAAAAACATTCCAACCATTCCTGAAGATTTGCTTGCGGAAAGGTTGGAACGCTCCGAACAATTATTCAAATGGCTTACGACAGGGCATTTTTAATAAGAGTTATGACTTCCTCATAACTCTCACTAATATTATAGTTAATGTATTCAAAACCATTCTTTTTGTTACTTGACGGCATTTGTATGCCAATGATAGCATTATTGAAGAGTGATTCAACAATAAAAATAGATGATACATTAATCAACACCTTGGTAGTAGGTGCATTCTCATGTGTTATCACATGAACTTCGATAAAATTTTTCATGATTCTTAATTTTATAAGTTGATATTGCAAAGTTAAGAAAAGCCTCTGAAAAAGACATGAGTTGCCGAATCGAATTGGCTCAGAGGCGCGATTTTAAAGAGTTCTTTGACATTTTGGAAAACACAATAAAGAAAAGCAAAAACAGAAAACTTTCAGCACGTCAATTTGTCTTTAACGTGATGAGTATGCTTGGTGTGAGGCACAAGTATCGCTGAAAGTATGACCTTCAGATACAGCCTGTGCGGACGTAGTGAATATTCCGTACAGGCACGAATTTTAAAAATATCAGATTATAAGATTCATATTGAATAGTTCACTCACTGGTACAACACAATTAGTAACAGCATTCAATATCAATAGCACATCACGTTAAACAAAGTTTAACTAATTGATAATCAGTTGTTTATATTTGTACAACCCTCTTCAATAAAGTATCTTTACAATATCAAAATAAACCCATAAACAGCAAGGATATGAAAAGATACGATTTAAGCAGAATAATGACAAGAGCGCATTACATTTTCGACCACACGTTCAATACCACATTCAGCTACTGCCTGACAAAAGCATGGACGGAAGCCAAAGAGGAAGCAAGAATAAGCGAGGAGAATGCAAGGCGTGCCGCTGAATATAAGGCAAAGTACGGAAACCGCGATTACAGGAACTACCGATCCTATTACAGTTCACGCATGGGACGCAATGACTGGAGATGCGACTACCGCAATGATGCCAAAGCAACAGTCATCCGCTCGTTCAATGCAAGATGATGGTTGTATATGACAGATTCATTTGCCAGACTCTATATAATCCCATCCCCTCCCGTAAGATTCGGGATAACAACCGGTTTAAGCCATTGAGGGGATCATCAGTATGCTAGTCTTATTTTGTTTGTGTGTTAGTCACAATTCTTTATGTATCTAATTCTGAAAAGTTCCAGATGTTCCGGTCCGTGAGGATAGGAACACCACTCCACTCTGTCACAGGTGCGTACAATGGGCATGAATCATTATCTCTATATTCATTTGCCAGGTATGGAGGTTCGATACCTCACAGAGTGACCAAATATCAAATCTTAATTCATTATGGAAAATAAATATCAGATAACAGGCTACCAACTTGTTTATGCCAATGGAGGAAGGGATACAGTAAAATTGCAGACCCCTGTCATTATAAACGACATAGAGGGATACAGACGTAAGATACGTTCTGTTCACAACTGTATCAGTGTCAACCTCAGTTATATCGAACTGCCGTGAGATTTTACCGCAATGTACCAACTATAAATCCTGAATATCATGTTAAACGAGGAAGTATTGAAAATCGTCCTGAATGACAAGACATTCGGACAGAGAGAAGCCGCCACTATCGTGGGCGGACGAGGAAGGTTGTTCAGACTGGTAGGTTCTGGTGCCATACGTGCCGAAAAGAAACCTGCCAACAGGCAGAACGGAAGATGGTACTGCAACGCCTTTGATGTACTGAAACACGCCGCGCTCAAATAGATTATTTGAATTTCAAATAGTTATATAAAGTTAAGCCACTGATTTTTAAAGTTTTACAATTTTGCACCCAAAGTAAAAATAGTTAACTTTATATCACTATAAGGAACTAATAAACAATAAGTTATGAAAGTATTATATCTCATTTGGTTTGCTCTGGCAGCTATCGTACATGGTACAATAGACAATCTTGACACCGCATTTTGGGTATCAATATCCGCATTCGTGGTATTATCTCTCATACTTGCCGTAAGAATTGACAGAAAAAATAATCTTAAAAACATATATAATGATGAGAACAGACAATGAGTTGCAGCAGATGAGCCATGATGAGCTTATTGAACAGGTGAAAGGATTGCAGTTCCAACTTGCCGGTATGGAGCTGGCTGAGAAAGAGAACGCAAGGATGAGGGAGATTCTCTCCGCTATCGGCATTATTTATGAATCCTATAAGACGGAGCGTCATGGATGAGGAACTTGTACGGCTGGAAGCCGAACTTGAGAAAGTGAAAGGGTGCGGGTTGAAATATCTGCCTGAATACGGTTTCTCTTCAAAAGAGGAAATCATGCAGCTTATACAGGAGGATATAAACGAATTACGCTCGGAGATGGAATGCATTCAAAAGGATTATGCTACTGACGAACTTGAAGAAGAGCGCACGAGGTTGTGCATCCTTCAGGGAATACCAAGATATTGTTGAACTTTAAAATATTCAAGAGTGATGGAAGAAAACAATCAAGTTACAGAATTACAGATTATTCAGGCCAAACAAGCGGCCGAGTTTGCAATGACACCGGTAGGACAAACCGTGAAACAGTTTGAGGTCATGCAGCGCATGGCCAACATGTACACAACAAGCACAATCGTTCCGGATACGTACAAGGGAAATGTGGGAAACTGCGTGATTGCGCTGGATATGGCCATGCGTATGGGGTGTAATCCGCTTATGTGTATGCAGAATCTTTATATCGTGCATGGCAACCCTGCTTTCAGCAGCAAGTTCCTGATTGCCACTATTAACGCAAGTGGCCGTTTCTCCCCACTCCGTTATGAGTTTAAGGGAGAAGAAGGTACGCCGGAGTACGGATGCCGCTGCATTGCTTATGAATCGTCCGACAAAGACCACAAGGAACCGCTTCATGGTGACTGGATCACCATGGGAATGGCTGAAAAGGAAGGCTGGACCAAGAAGAACGGTTCCAAATGGCAATCAATGCCAAGCCAGATGCTCCGTTATCGTGCAGCCGCTTTCTGGCAGCGTGTTTATTGCCCGGAAATCTCAATGGGGCTTATCACCAAAGAGGAGGCAGATGACATTCAGGATGCCGAATATGAGGAAATTATTGATAAATCAGCAAAAAGCAACAAACTTGCCGAAATCGCTGCAAAAGCCGCAGGAGTCAAGGATCACCCCCGCCCGGAACAACCGACAGATCAAACTCAAGACTACGCGAATAATAAACCTACTCGAAAATCATTGTTATAATGGAAATACAACATTCTATAGAATGGTTCCGTAAGCGGCTCGGTAACTTCACCGGGTCGCAAATCGGACTCCTAATGAAGAAAGGGAGAAGTGATTATTTTTCCGATACTGCCAAAACTTATATTTATCAAGTTGCATCAGAGAGGGATATGAATCCTGAAATTATCAATGATGATGTCGAGTTTGAGAAATATCTGCATCAGGTCTGTGTCAACACCAAGGCGATGCAATGGGGTACTGATCAGGAAGAAAATGCCAGAGAGCTGTATGAACGTCTGACAGGAAGACATATAGTTGAGACAGGATCATGCAAACACCCTGCCATAGAACATTTCGCAAGCAGTCCTGACGGTTATTATTACGATGAAGAAACCGGTGAAAAAGGCTGTCTGGAAATCAAATGCCCTATTCAAAGCACTTTCATGAAGTATAAAAGTGAAATACACAACAATGCGTCGCTGCTTGATGTCAAGTTCGAGTATTTCTACCAGTGCATGGCCCATATGATGTGCACAGGTGCGCAATGGACTGATTTTGTTATTTACAACCCTTTCCAGAGCAATCCTATTCATATAGTAAGGATATTGCCGGATGAAGCGGTGTTTGCCGAAATGGAGAAGCGCATTCGTGTGGCTGATGATATTGTCAAAGAACTGATTGAAGCGGAATGACGGGACAACTATTGATAAAAGAAACCCAGTTGCAACGTATCATACGTAAAACTGGAAGAAAACCATGCGAATGCAAATGCTCGTTATGCAGGATGCAATGTCACACACCATGTCTGGGTACTCCTCAGGATATAGAGAGGCTCATAGATGCCGGATATGCCGACAGGCTGGCTCCCACTTTGTGGGGAGCCGGGATAATCATGGGCGTGATTGATATTCCCATCCCCATGATTCAAGCTGTTGCGGGTGACGAATACTGCATATTTTACCATAACGGACTATGTGAACTTCATGACAAGGGATTGAAGCCTACCGAAGGACGTTTGTCACATCATTCCACACGCCTTGATAATTTCAAGGCCTCTAAAAGTATATCTTGGAATGTCGCTAAAGAATGGCTTTCCGAAGAAAATGCAGAAGTTATTGAACGTGTAGCTGATAAATTTAGTAGAAACTAAAAACAATAGAGCGATGAATACAAGCTATAAAGAAAACACCCCTGACAACTTTTGGCAAATCAGATGGCTTGACAGGTATATGGAAGGTCACAACGGGTTCATTGCAGGCGGGTGTTTTAAAAACATCCTTTCCGGTGAACGTGTAAAAGATATAGATATATTCTTTGAAAGCAACGATGACTTCCAAGATGCAGTAGATTTATTCAATAGCGACGGCTATGTGAAAGATGGCTGGAAATTTAAATATCGTAATGAAAAGGTATGTGCCTTTCAGAAAGACGGTGAAAAAATATGGATTGAATTTATCGAATCTGAATTTGGTACGCCGGAGGAAATACTTAGGAGCTTTGATTTTACCGTTGCGAAAATGGCTTATTTCAAGCAACCTAAATACGACAATAGCGATGATGATATTCCTTTTTCATCAGAAAAAATAGTTGGCTATGAATACCGGCTACTCCATCATGAAAACTTTTTCGAGCATCTTCACATGAAAAGGCTGGTTATTGATGAAAATATTCCTTTCCCAATTAGCACATGGGAGCGTACATATCGGTATAAAGGATATGGTTACAACATGTGCCGGGAAACCAAGAAAAAACTTTTAGAAGCTATTCAGAAAACGAATTTAGATTCTGCCGATTTGTCTATGTACAATAATGGTGGATGGGACTAATAAAAATATGGAACAATGAATACACAGATAGCAATCCAGGAAAGCGATCTTGAACTGATCGTCAGTGAAAAGACGTTAGGTAGTCTTACTACCAACGCAAAGCAAATCAGAGATATGGTAAAAGCCGCTTTGCCAATGTATGATATCTCCAATTATAACGATGAGAATATCGATCAGGCAAAGAAAGACAAGGCAGCTTTAAACAAGGCGGCGAAAGCCCTCAATGCCAAACGTCTTGAAATTGAGAAAGAATTCATGAAACCTTTCAGGGAGTTCAAGGACGTTGTAACCGAAACCGTGAAACTTATCGGCGAGTGCTCTGCCAAGATTGACACGGTAGTCAAGCAAAACGAACAGCAATACAAGGATAGAAAGAAAGCCACTATCAAGACTTACTTTGATGGATTGAATGTTAACCTTGTAGACTTCAATAAGGTTTTCAAGTCTGAGTGGCTCAACAAATCCGCAAGCATGAAGTCTGTATGCAACGAAATTGATTCCATATTCTCCAAAGTCGAGAACGAACTTTCCACGCTGAAGGGGTTTGGTGAGGATTTCGATGTCCTTCGTACTTATTATATGGATACGCTCAATATCGCATCCACCATCCAGTATGCCAACCGTCTGAAGGAGCAGCGTGAGCGTGCCAAAGCAGCAGAAGAAGCGCGCATCAAGGCAGAGCAGGAAAAAAAGGCTGCTGAAGAAGCGCAGATGAAAGAGGAAGCGGAACGAGCCAAACAGAATTCAGTCAATCCATTTGCAAGAGCCAGTCAGCTGGTCACCAATGAACCACCTTCCTTTGTCGAGCAAACCAAAGCTCAGGAACCGGAGCTTCTGACGAGAGCTTTTACTGTTACCACAACTCGTGAAAATATAATCGCTCTTGGTGACTTCATGAATGATAATAATATTGATTTCGACAAGATTGAACTTGCAGATACCCTATGCAATACAGATTTGAATTCCATTATCAGAATGCTTGAATATAGTGCAAATCTGATAGACAAAACCTCTACCAAACCTTGCGAAGCAGATAAGGCAAGGCAATTCAGAAACATGATAAAGAAAATTCAAAAGAAAATAGAACAATGAAAATTACAATCAGCAAAACAACCGAGTTTGAAGCGGTCTACCTGAAAGTGGATGCAGGTGTACGCTATTGGGAAGACGCAGAAGTAAACGGAGTTAGTGATTCTGAAAATCCGCCAACTATTCCTTGTGCTGAATTTATCCATGCCGATAATGAATACCGCTGGCGACCTATTATCGACATCGACAATGGAGTTATCACTAATTGGGAAAAAGGTTTTACCGCACAAGTTCACTATAAGGTATGCGATGATGGCATTTATACAGTTACTGATAAAGATAGCAACATCATTGTTGAGCATGAGGGTTACGTTCCATCCATCATGTGCCCGGAAGATGAAGGATATGGCGACTACATCATTATGAATATTGACGAAAATGGATTTATTCAAGGATGGGAAAAAGAATTGATTAGTAGAATTATAAAAGAGCATGAGGATTAAATGAAAGCATTATTTAAAATGGACTTCGATTGCGGAAGAATGGGCAATCTTGAAGGAGTATTTATTGCAGACACAGAAGATGTCGAATACTTAGTGAATAACAAAATCAGTGTTTACTTCGGTGAAGTACTTGGCAAACACTCTGAAATATCCGGGTGTGTGGCTGAAAGTGAAATCAAACAAATAACCACCGATGAAAATGTAATCAAGATAGTTGAAGAATATGGGCTCAACAGTGGGTATAATCCATTTGAATACACTCTTTGTACATCAGAAACGGAAGATATACCAGACAACGGAGTTGATTGGGATGATTGTACTGTACAAGAATACATAGACTTTATGAGGAAAGGTATAATACCCCAATATTACGAGAAAGATTATAAAGAATGGCTAAGTAGCCAAAAGGAGGATTAAATCATGCAAGACTATATTTCAGATTGGTTCATACCGATGGATTTCGGTAATGATATGCCGGAGGAAGAATCGGACGGTGAGGACAACTTTAATTTTGAATGATTATGAAAATAGTAAAAAACAAGAGTTTTGGGAATGGTATTGTGTATTGCCTACGGCTGGATGATGGAATGCTTGTAGAAACCACTGACACATTCTTGCCGTACTACACAAAAGACGCTATCGGAAGGAAGCAGAACTTTTTGGATAACGAAAATCTTGGAAACCATTCGGAAAGGTGGATGATTGGAGTTTCAACCATGAGTGGTTGTCCTGTATGCTGTAAGTTCTGCGCTACTGGTAATATGAAGAAATACCGCAATCTTACTGCGGACGAGATAGTAGACCAAGTTTTATTTGCCATTAAGCAATCTGGATGCTGCCCGAAGGATTCAAAGGAATTTAAGATTAACTACACTCGTATGGGCGAACCTTTCTTAAACATAGAAGCCGTAAAAGAAGCTATTGAGCGGATTACTGAAATATACCCGAATACACATCATTATGTTTCTACGATTGGTATTAAAGGTAGTGATTTTTCTTTTGTAAAGGGAAATGTAACATTGCAAATAAGTTTGCATAGTTTCGATAAAGAAAAGAGAGACTGGCTTATTCCTTATCCGAAGAAAATGTCTATTGAGGAACTTGGGCAAATAAGAACAGAAAGTAACTTGAAAACCACTATCAACTTAACATTGGTAGATGAATCAGACTTTGATGCGGATAAACTGGAAAAGTATTTTGATAAGAAGCACTTCTTTGTGAAGTTGTCCCCAATCAATCCAAACAATATATCAGAGAAAAACAAACTCGGCAATGGAATTATCGAGGGAGTTAATTTAGTATAAACATTTTAATTGACAGAATCATGAAAGAGATTAAAGAACAGCTTGAAAAAATGGGCTATGACTACGCAGTAGCAATAGCAACAAAGTCAGAGATTGAGAACGGAGCCGCTTGCGGTCAGCTTTCAATTATAGTTGAAGATGAAACAGAAGAATAGTGAACTTTTTGTTCAACCCGCCTGCTCGGTCTGTGAAGATAGGGAGGCAAACGGGAGGTTGGCGGAAATGACAGACGCTAATCAAGATGTAAGGTGCAAAATTCTAGGATAACCGTTAATATCCAAGCCGGCAACCTACGAGATATCTTAGGGGAGCTGACTTGAAATCAGTGAACTGCAAAAACACCACTCATGCAGGTTCGAATCCTGCACCTCCCACTATAAATGAATAAACGTTGAATATCAAACTTTAAAAGAATTAATTATGATGCATACTTGGTTTGAATGCAAAATCCGTTACGAAAAGGTAATGGAAAACGGCATGAACAAAAAAGTAACTGAACCCTATCTGGTTGACGCGTTGAGCTTTACTGAAGCAGAAGCCCGTATCATTGAAGAAATCACTCCGTATATCAGCGGTGAGTTCACTGTTTCGGACATCAAACGCGCCAACTACAGCGAACTGTTCCCCTCTGAAGAAGATGCAGCCGACCGCTGGTTTAAGTGCAAGCTGTTCTTCATCACGCTGGACGAAAAAAGCGGAGCGGAGAAAAAGACCTCCACTACCGTATTGGTACAGGCTTCCGATCTTCGCGATGCTGTAAAGAAACTGGACGAAGGAATGAAAGGTACAATGGCAGACTATCAGATCGCATCCGTAGCCGAAACCGCCATCATGGATGTATATCCGTATGAAGCTAAGGAAGTTCCGAAATCCAACACTCAGATATCGGAAGGTGCTGATTCTCCTGTAGTACGCAATTTTATCCAGTCCCTACCGGATGGTTGCAGGACAACCATAACAGTAGCAGGAAAGCAGGTTGTTGTCGACAAGACCGGCAAGGACACAGTAGTAACCCCACATAAGGAAAAAGACGATGACATACGAAGAGATGATTAAAAAAGCGCAGTCGTACAAAATGCGCGGGAAGCCGAAGAATGACGAGCACCGCATACAGTCCGCTTGTGTCCGCTGGTTCCGTTTAAAATATCCGAAACTTAAAAACGTGCTTTTTGCTGTTCCCAATGGTGGCAGACGTGATGCCATCACCGGAGCGAGACTGAAGGAGGAAGGTGCGACCAGCGGAGTGTCAGATTTGATACTGCTGAAGAGCAACCGCTTCTATGGAGGACTTTGCATTGAGATGAAAAAGCCGGGAGGCCGCCAGTCTCCTGCACAAAAGGAATGGCAGAAGGATGCGGAAGCCAACGGAGCGAAATACGTCGTCTGTAAATCATTGGATGAGTTTATGAAAGTGACAATTGATTATTTGAATGACGTATGACAAACAGAAAAACTATAAACCATAAATTGAATTGCAAGTATGGAGATAAACTGTAAATATTGTCCTAAAAACGATGGGACCGGCAACTGCCTCATTAACGGATGCCCCCTGCCTCCTGTCATAAAGGAGATAGAAGAAATGCAGTCCTTTTTGGAGATAACCGCAAGTGACAATCCAAAGGAGCTTATAGACCGCCTCACTGATATAAACGTCTATCTCGCACGCTCTGGCAAGCTGCTTGCTGACGCCAAGGCATATCAGGATCAGGTGACAGCGAATGTATATGCCAGCCACATGGAATTCATCTCACGTGTTCCCGCGACTGTCGCCATGAAATTTGTCGCCGCGCAAAGTGTGACCGCCAATCAGATTGTGACATGGCTGGACCGTATAAACCGTACCCTCGTCCATGCCTGAGACAATATCAGGACCCAGATATCCTTTGCCAAACAGGATATGGCACTGCAAAGGAAAGGCTACTGATAAATAACGTTTAAATTATTGATATTCAGAAATATATTTATTGTAATCCCATAACAAAAAGTTAACTTTACAATATATATAACAAACTGATTATCAAACAATAGACATGATGAAAAAGGATACAAAAAGGAAATCATTTGTCTTCTATATAGAATGGCAGGAAGTGCTGATGGAATATCCTGAGGAGGTCAGACTTGAAGTGTACGATGCAATTATCAAGTACGCCGCATCGGGGACACTGTCGGAGCAGAAACCGTTGGCTAAAATGGCATTCTCTTTTATAAAGAAACAGATAGATGAGAATTTGCTACATGAACCTCCAAGCGGAGAAAACCACTGGAACTGGAAAGGTGGAATTACTGATGATAACCACAGATGCAGGAATTCAAGCGGCCATAGAAATTGGCGAAATTCAGTCTTGGAAAGAGACAACTTTACATGTTGCCGTTGTAAAAAACGTAACGTGGAGTTAAATGCACACCATATCAAACCATTTTCTTTATATCCCGAATTGAGATTCGATATAGATAATGGCATTACATTGTGTCGAGAAATATCATATAGGACTACATAAAGAACAAATGAAATGGGAAAAGAAAGTTTTTTGATATATAAATCGTTTTACAAGCCTATATCGAAGTTATCGGACAAGCAACTTGGAAGATTATTCCGAGCTATATTCAAGTATCAACTTGGCGAGATTATTACGGTAGAGGAGGACATTGAAATAGCATTTGAGTTCTTCAAGAATCAATTTGAAATAGATGAAAACAAATACCATGGCATTGTCGAGAGAAACCGTAGTAATGGAAGCAAAGGGGGTGCTCCGAAGAGAGCGAAGAATGATAATTCGGATGATATTGGAACAACCCAAATAAACCCAAATAACCCAGTGGGTTTTTCAGAACCCAAAAAAGCCGATAATGATAATGTAAATGATAATAATAACTCTCTCTCTAGCGCGCATACGCGTGAAAACCTGGGCGATATTTCATCAGAAACATTCGATATGGATTTAGACAAATGCTTCGCGGACCTAAAGTCTGAGGAAGGATGGCTGAGGGATGCTTGGGAACGGGCATACAGGAACGGATTCAGGAACTTCACTTTGGATGAATGCAAAGACAAATACGTTGACCTGTACTATTGGAAGCTAAAGGGGGAAGGCGTTACACACAAGTCTGTTTCAGATGCAAAACGCCATTTCTCAAACTGGTTGATAACGGAACTTAAAAAACAGAAAGATGACAGAGCAAGAACAAAAACTTTCAGCAGAGCTACAACAGATCCGACAGGAAAAGTCATTTGCGGCGAAACTGAAACAGGAACAGATATACAATCTGGTGGAGCGTCACAAAAAGACTATTCTGCAAGATTTTGAATATGACCTGACGAATCCAGCCGAATATTACGCCCATCGTGATCTTGTCAGGCAGCTGGGCAATGATTATACTGGGCGTGAATTCAGGGAGTTCGAGGTTGACGAGAACAACTCGAAAATATTGTCTTTCCTGCTGTATTACTTCAACGGATGCAGACTGGCCGAGAAAGTGTTTCCCGATGAGGATTACAAGATTCACAAGAACCTGCTGATTGTCGGGGCACCCGGCACTGGAAAAACAATGATCATGCAGATTTTCGCCGATTATCTGCGTCTGACACGGAATCCCAGCCAGTTTGAAAACCTCTCCGTCACCCAGATGATGAACTACTACAAGATGAACGGACACATAGACCTGTATTCCTACAACGAGGGGCAGTCAAAAGGATTCAAGCCCGCCCCGTTCAATATCTGTCTGAATGACATAGGTCTGGAAACCGAGAATCAGAAGAGCTACGGTACCAGTCTTGACAGCGTGATAGACGAGTTTCTCTATGCGCGTTATGAGATTTACCAGCAGTTCGGGAAGAAATACCATATCACCAGCAATCTGAACATCGGTGATTTCAGGAAACGGTTTGAAGGACGTCTGATTGACAGATTCAAGAGTTTTAATGTCATTCCCCTGCTTGGAAACAGCCGCAGGAGATGACAGTTATATTAAGTTAAGCAGATGCGTTTTTAAGATTATATTATTTGAGAAACAAACAAATAAAAGTTATCTTTACATACATAAAAGAATTAATAAAAACCAAGAGCAATGAACATTACGAAAGTTTTGGCGGAAGAAGTTGCCAATAAAATGGTAGAGCCGTTAGAAAAGAAAATCAACCTGTTGCATGATGAACAGGTCAGGATTACGGAAGAGGTGATCCGAAAATCCATTCCACAGGAAATCACCGACTGTTTTCAAAAGTTTCGGTCTTATTTCTCTGTTGCATATAGCATCACACTGTTTAACGGTTCCTATGAAAAACGTGTTGCCGGACTGAAAGGATTTCCCAGCGCAAACGCTTACTATCCTCACATTGAGGCGGACAGGGAAGTTATTGAAAAGATAGACAAACTGGAAATCGAGATCAATGCGGTAAAGGATGAGAAGACCAAGGTATATGAATCAGTCGTTGCGTCACTTCTGACATTACGGACATTCAAAAGAATCAAAGAGAATTTCCCTGAGGCATACAGACATATTGCCTGCTATGAAGATAAGGGAAAAACATCCGTATCCCTGCCGATAGACAATATCATGGACACTTTGAAAAAATACACCGTATGACATCTTGGGGAAGTTCACATTTTACAACTTCTCCCCTATTCTGCGGATAATCTGACTTTATTTTTTTATTTGAAAGTCAAACAAAATTTATTATTATGCAAGAAACAACTCAATTGAACACACTGACCAACATCGTATTTGTCCTCACGGACGTTTTAGAAACCAACCTTCTAGAAATGCAGCAGCAATACAAGAAGGAAGACTTTGAATTGCGGCACGATTCAAAAAGAAACTTCAACACAGCCATAGCCGCGATAAAGAGATTGAAAAGTGATGTGAATCATTGCAGCGAATCCACTCAGGAAAACTTCGGCAATGATTCTGACATGGTGAACGCCATGTTGCTCACACTGATTGACAGATGCGGTGATGATGACAACCTCGCTTATAAGATGTACGAATACATTAAATCTTTCCCGTCCAAACTGAATCTGGACTTGGATTTGGATAATGCGTTCAGCCATCTGTTTAGAAAATCATGAAAACTGCTGATGACTGGAAAACGGTGAGTTAGTGGAAGTTGATTAACAGTTGACTGATAGAGCAATTAGAATTTAATTGATAATAATTACCATTTACCTAACATTAGGAAAATGGTTCATAACACGATATAGAAATGAAGCAAAGTAAATTGACTCACGGCTCCTTGTTTAGTGGTATTGGCGGTTTTGAATTAGGTGCCGAAATGGCAGGAATTGACACTTTGTGGAATTGTGAGATAGAAAAATTTCAAGGTGAAATATTAAAAAACAAATTTCCTCATGCAGAAAGATTCACAGATATTACAAAAACAACCGGACTCCGATATGTGGACATCATTAGTGGAGGATTTCCGTGTCAAGACATCAGTGTTGCCGGAAAACGTGAAGGTATTAAGGGAAAGCGCTCCGGGTTGTGGAGTGAGATGTACCGAATTATATGGGAAGTTAGACCTAAATACGTCATCATTGAAAATTCGCCAGCTCTCACTATTTCCGGTCTCGAACAAGTCCTATGCGACCTTTCCAAAATCGGGTATAATGCGGAATGGCAATGTATATCAAACTACGCTTTTGGATACCCACACAAAAGGGAAAGACTTTATCTTATTGCCTACTCCAACAAAATCGGATTACAAGGCGACGTTTGCAAATGTGGAAGCATTAACTCGATATTTAAACAGTGGACATCAGATACGAGTGTCGGATATACTTGCGCAAAAAGGATTCTTGAAATCCCAGCACATAGCATTGTTAGAAATGATGATGGGTTTCCCGATTGGTCACACAGAGTTGGAAGTATCGGCAATGCGGTAAATCCAACAGTGGCAAAATATTTATTTGAATGTATTAAGATTTTCGATAAACAATTAGCGTAAAACAGAATAGAAATGAAGAAAAAGAAGCTATATATCAGCCTGCCAATTAGTGGCTTCTCACTTAACGCCGTTGCTTTGGAAGCAGAAAGTTACAAGCTAATGTGGGAAGAGGAAGGTTTTGAGGTTGTGACACCTTTCGATTTATCCCCAGATAGCGAAAAACCATACTCCTATCACATGGGTAAGGATATAGAAGGGCTATTGGAATGTGATGCTGTTTATTTTGCGCCTGGTTGGGTTGACTCAAAGGGGTGTAATCTTGAATACGCTGCTGCTAAAATTTATGGAAAAACAATTTATACATAACGGAACAGAAATGAATGATGGAGTTTATTTTGACCAAAATGGTAGCGAGGTAATCGTAATCAATGGATTTGAATACTCACGAGAAGAATTTGATTTTCTTGTGGATATGTGTGGAGATTGCAATATGTAAAATAAAAGAAAGGAATATTTATGATAGAAATAGATTTGAATGATACCGTTAGTGTAGAGCTCACAGAATGGGGAGCCACATATCTTAATGCAACGAATATATTTAAGGGAATAACCCTTACACAGAAATGCCATTATAAGACTGACTATAAAGCAGGTGATGTTTACCAAAACCAGCTTTGGCAGTTGATATTGGAGTTCAAAGATGGGATTAGATTTGATAAAGAGAAGCCTTTTAATAAATTGAAAAAAGTAATTGATCAATAAGGAACAAAACCGATATAGATATGAAACAGACAGTAGAAGATGCAGCGAAGGAAGCGGCAGAAGATTGTTATGAATGCCAATACAATGATAGCTTAGAAATGAGATTAGTTAAAGAGGCATTCAGACAAGGTGCCGAATGGCAATCCAAGCAATCTCCTTGGATAAGCGTTAATGAACGGTTGCCGGAAGAGTTAGAAAGTGTTTTGGTTGGGACTAATTACGAGGGCAGATATTATTACGAAGTAGCTTTTGTAATGAACGGGAAGTGGGTATGCCATAATAGTAAACCCATCTATTGGATGCCTATTCCCTCTTTCGATGATATACTCTAAGCCAACAGAGATGTACTAGAACGGATTAAAGAGAAAGGAGATTAATATGGAAGTAAAGAACGGAATAATAATAGACGGGGTGCTGCATGAATTAGTAGAAATAAAATGTAATGAATGTTCCTTATGCCAGGAATGCTCTAATCTTTTAGACGATAACTATTGTGCCTTACTCGATTTGGGAATAGGTCAGTGCTTTGTCAATCGTGGTAAAGTAACAGAGATTAAAATGGAGGAGGAAAAGAAATGAAACAGGTATTGTCAGTTGGACAGATGAAACATTTACAGAAGATTGGGTTTGATACGAGCGATGGGAGCATGTGTTTCGAGTGGAGTGAATCAGATCCAGATAACATGGTTGTAACCTCTCTGGATGCCGATACGAATTACGACTATTGTCGTACAACTTACACCTTGCAGGACATTCTCGATAAGCTGCCTTGCTTCATCGGCAAAGAAGTGCTAACCATCCAAAAACTTGCAGATAGCTATACATGCTTGTATATGGAATTTTATACTAGGTCTATGATAAAGATTACAGAGAGTAAAGAACTCATTGATGCAGCCTATGAAATGCTGTGCTGGTGCATCGAAAACGGATATGTTAAAGTTGGGAAGGAGGAATAATTATGGGATTTACAACACCGTGCTTTATACGCAAAAACACACCGGAGCTTCGGAAGAAGCTGGAAGAGTTGGGATATGAAATACTTAATTCTGGTAATACAACCTTAGATGCACATAATTATGACGGCAATGGAAGTCATAAAAGCATTGAAGAAGGAAGAGCAATCATAACATCTTATGGGAATTTATATGGGGTGATATATGATATAGATACCGTAACCAAGAAAGGAAGGATTGATTGCGGAACCAACGAGGAACTTTTTCTAGCTATCGCCGCATTGAGGGATGATAGTAACTACATGCAGTGGTTTATAGCAGATTCCATTCTTAGCGTTTCTTATGACGATTCTATTGGTAACGATCATTATTTCACAGAGCCAAAAGGCATTATGTTCTTTTGGGATGAAAATTGGGATAATGCAACCATTATTTCAGGACGTTATCACAAGGCTACCGTAGACGAACTGATTGAACACTTTAAAGGAAAGGAGAACCACCATGACTGAAGAACTTGTAACATTGGAAACAGCGGAGCTGCTGAAAGAGAAAGGATTCAATGAAAGAAAATATATTATGGATGTTTCTACTTTACCCTATTGTTATAGATATTTATCTGTTCCTCCGCAATCCGTTGCACAAAAGTGGCTTCGTAAAACCAAGAACCTGCATATCGAAATATCCTATATGTATGAAAACTATTGGACGTATGATATACTGACAATTCCGAGACATGACTTGATAGGATTGTCTGACAGACCTATTATCCGTTATAATACCTACGAGGAAGCACTTGAAGCAGGATTACAGGAAGCATTAAAACTTATATGATTATGAAAACAATTATATTTACAATCATATGTATTATCGCCCTATTATGGGTCGGAGATCTAACAATTACATTTAAACCGTTTTCCATCTCGTTGCCCGGTTGGCATAAGCCTGTAGGTATCCTTCTATTTTTTCTGTCAATGGCGGTATATACTATAGGGGAATATACTAAAGGGTATAAGCATGGTTTCGATGATGGGATAAAGAATGTGTTGAAATACTTAAAAAGAAATGCACTTAATGGGAAATATAGCTCTATGAAAGCTCCCAATCAGACTTTATGCCAAATTTGCGTGGCTTTCCAGCATTCTTGGCTTATTGAAAATCGTATTTGAAGCCCCCTAAATCTTTACTTTAGCGGTAGTTCACAATTTTGTGATAAGAAAAATAGAATAGTTAGTGGTGATTCTTTGGAGTTGTCGCTAATTTTTTTTTAAAGAAAATTATTCGCAAAAATGCGAATGAATAAAATTAAAATGCTATCTTTGCATTAAAGAAACAAATGAGATGGTAGTAACGTTTGATAAAGAGTATCTGAAAGAATTGTATGAGTTTGGAAAGGCGAATGATAAAAAGCATCGTTTTCAACCTGATATCGTACGTAGATATAAACGTTGTATAGATATAATAATCAGTGTCCCTGATGTAACTTCACTTTGTAAATACAATGGGCTGAGTTTTGAAAAATTATCAGGGGACAAAAAGGACTTTTGCTCTGTTAGAGTAAACAATCAATATCGTATTGAATTTACAACCACAGAGGTGCAAGGTGAAGTAGTGACTACCATCTGTAATATAATTGAATTGTCTAACCATTATAAATAGAAAGTTATGATTAAAATAGATGGCGTAGACCCTAAAATGATAGCTAATAACTTAATTCCTTTTGAACCGACACACCCGGGAGAAGTATTAAAAGATGAAATTGAATTTAGGGGTATTTCTCAAAAGAAACTTGCTAAAGAGATGGGTGTGTCTTATACTGTATTAAATGAAATTCTGAATGCAAAGCGTTCACTAAATACAAAATATGCTATGCTCCTAGAAGCCGCGTTAGATTTAGATGCGGAACCTTTGCTCAAAATGCAAACATCTTATAATTTGCAAATGGCAAAAAAAGACAACAGGTTTATGGAGAGAATTAATAAGGTGCGTAAGATTGCAGCGTTATTATGATTGATGTTAGAGAATTAAGGATTGGTAATTATGTACACCTTTTTAAGAGTTTTATTATAATTTAGGCGTGATTCCATTTGGTTTCACGCCTTTTTGTACCATTCTCTAAAGTTTTTTCAAATACTTTACAGTAACTTTCTAAAGCTTACTTATATTTCTTCATCTCCGGCAAATGTTTCCTTATGTCACTAATACGTGTTGCGTCACTCGGATGCGTACTCATGATCTCTGGCACTGAACCCGATCCGCCCGCCGACATCTTCTGCCAGAATGTGACGGCCACATTCGGATTATAACCAGCCATCGTCATAAGAATAAGCCCCATATAGTCAGCCTCGGTTTCATGTTTGCGTGAGAATGGAAGCATCACACCGTATTGTGCCCCAAGACCATAGACTATATTCCCGGCTTTCTGTATGGCGGCGGATTTTCCACTGAGAGCCTCCCCAAAAATTTTCGCTCCGTATTGTGCAACCAGCTGCTGACTCATACGCTCATTGCTATGCTTGGCCACAGCGTGCGCCACTTCATGTCCGATAACTACAGCCAGTTCGTCATCAGAGGAAACCAGATTCATCAGTCCCTCATACACAACGATTTTGCCTCCCGGCATACAGAAAGCGTTCACCTGATTATCCTTAACCAGATTGAATTCCCATGAGAAGTTCCTCACCTCACCGGACATTCCATTATTTTCCAAGTATTGTTCCGTGGCAGCGGCTATTTTCTTTCCGACACGTGTCACCATCGCTTTCTTCGTCGCGTTACTTGATATCGGTGCCGACTTGATATATTCCGAATACTGGGTCAGACTTGATGAAAGCACTTCGGAGTCGGATACAAGCAGCATCTGTTTCCTGCCTGTCAAAGGAACACTTCCACAACCGTATAACAGAAGCACGGTTGCAAATAAAGTCACAATTTTTTTCATGCACCTATAATTTTAAAAGTATGAACAAAGTTAACGATTATTTTCTAATTGTGATAAGTCGATATATGAAAAAGCATTGCACATATCATTGGACGGTATTCATACAAAGCGCGACTGAAATGAACATGTCAATATCCAACTTTAAGTTAAATCGAGTTTAACTCACTGTTAATCAGATGATTATATTTGTACACATCGCTAATAATCAGTATCTTAGCTATATAAAAGAAACCAATATTACTAACAATTAAAACATAGAAGATATGAAAGCAACAGATATTAAAATGTACATCAGTACATTGTCTATTATCAAAAAAGGTCAAGAAATTGAATGTGGTGACTTTTTAGGTGGTAGAAAGGTAAATGCCAGTCAAGAAGATGCCTTGAATAGCATGAAAAATGCTGTATATATGTATTTGTTTGCATCTATCATGAAGAAGGATAAAGGTTACAAAACAATGGCATTCACAATAACCGCTTGCAATTCTGCTATTTATGATAACAGCATGAAGACAGAGGTTGTATGTAAGGTTGGTTATAAAGAAATGATACAGCTTATCAAAGATGGGTATAGAAGTCCACTATTTGATACTCGCAAGCTGAAATCATTGGTAGATATGAGACTTAAAGAGCTAAAGATAGCATAATAACCAGCAGGGCGAAAGCCCTGCGTAATATAGAAGATTATGAAGCGATATTATTTTGAACTGTTAGATGATGATTATAATGATTTGGGTGCATTGATACCGGACGGCAGTAGTAAGAAAACCGCTGTTAATCGTGCGAAAAGATGGATGGTTGATAACAATATTCAGTCTGCCCAATTAAGCGTAAATAGCATGATTACTGACAATATTTTGGATATAATAAGCATAGAAATAGCATAAGTTCTAATCCGGTAGCCTTTGGGCTACCACAATACACACGATTATGGAAGCGGATTTAGTTTTAGTTATCAGCCCCGAAGCCCCACTGATGAAGCAATTGGGCAAAGTATTGGGTAAGCTATGTACACCATACGACTTTTCTACCATAGAGAGAGGCGAGAAGTATGTCACGATACGGCATGATGAAACTGGGCTTGTAGTGGCTTATACGAGTGAAGAAAGATTGAATGTGAAACATTAAATATAGATTATTATGGGTGAAATAGCAGATAGTTTAATTAGTGGTGAATTTGATTGCATCACAGGTGAATATTTAGGTGAAGAGGTTGGCTATCCAAGAACTTATGTACATGAGGCGCGTGGGTATGTACCATCTTTTGGAAAGAAACCATCAAGCAAGGCGAATGTATGTATTACCAACATATGCAAAGATAGAGGCTTCGACAACCGCCAAAAGATAGAGTTGGTTGCCAAGTTCTTGCACGGTAAGGGCTATGAGCAGCTACCTAAATTAGGGCGGCAATACAAGATAATATTCAATGAATATAAGTCTGAGTTTAAAAGATTTTTAGTTGAACAAGTAAAGCAAAGAAGCAATGAATAATATATTCACAATATGCTATTCAGAAGAAGAAGCAAATGAAATAGGCCACTTCATAATGAGTAAAGGTTATGAGGGTGTCCAGAATGATAGTTACAGATATTGCCGTGAATCAATTCGGTGGGCTTTAAAACAAGCTAAAAGGCATCATTTAAATTGCATCTACGTTGGCGTTGCAGGTTGCCAAATGACTGTATCAAAATCAAAGCGAGGTCTTAGACGAAACGGTCTTAAATACATAGAGAAAAGGCGAATGTTTTACAAATTACTAAGTAAGTATTGATAAATGATTATGAACTCAATTAACGACGAAAGAGGTTGCAGCGTATGCCAGCCCGGTAAAGAGAACTATTGCACTTACACTACTAAATTGAAAGGTAAGAGAGTGAGAATGTACCAGTACGATTACCGTACTGAAAGTGGTGAACTCTTTGCTTGTTGTGCGCCTACCTTAGAGGCGTGTAGAGAAAGACGGGATAAATGGTTGGACGCTAAAAATAAATCAGTATGTTGACAATAGAAATACCAAAATCAAATAGAAGAAAATCCGAGGAAGACGCACTTGCATCTTTCATCCTCTCGGAAATCAAAGAGAAAGGTGAATGTGTTTACTTTCATTATGGCGTAGGATGGGGAAATAACTGGCCTCATTGTTGGGCAAAAAATACTGGAAGTGACGCTAAAGACAGACACCAAATTTCGGAGTTGGCGCACGATAATGTCATAAGAGCATTTATAGACAAGGGCTATTCTGTCGAGTATAGAAGTGAAATAGCCGCTGGAAGATATGTGATTATTAGAGGATGAATTACAATGGAAACGAAAGTAACTAAAGATGGCTTTGTTTGGTTGGTAGTACCAGACAATTATGCAATGGAGATGTGGAAAGCCAACCTCGCCACATTGTATGTACTGCATAATGATGACAGTGAAACAATGGTAGAAACGGATCTGCAAATGGCTGATGCTATACATGACGGAGAGCGAATTGGCATTGAGGTTGGATTCATCAAAGGCCTGCTCCCGGCCTGTCCCCAATGCGGCAGTAGGCTGGTGCCAAGTAGAAACCCTGAATATGAATGGGAGTGTTTAGAGTGTGATGAAGATTTTAAAACGTGTGAGTTATGATACAACAAGAACTGAATAACATATCAACCTACGTGGTTGGCGATTTTATTATTAAAGTGATAGATGCTCATAATGTAAGAATAACAACAGATAGAGGAACTGTGTTGGTTTGCCCTAGATCGGACAACTCTATAATTGTAAAATCATCAAAAGCATTAGAGAATGAAAGCAAGGATTTGAAAATTTATAAGGAGGAACCAAAATGATAGCAAATAATACAACCCTATCTGATTTTAAGAAAATATCCGGCATGAATGGACGAATTTACAATTTTTGTTCGCAAGCCGGAATTAAGACTTTTGACGATTTTATGTCTTTTGTTCCAAGTACTTATTGTGGAAATATGACGTATCGCACTATTGCTGAAATAACAGAGCTTCAATACGAATATAAAGGAGAATGGGAACGCGCAAGCGCTGACAATAGAGATATTGATTGGGAGCAACGTAGGTATGAGATAGCAAAGGAACTTATGAAAGGCTTTGCTTCCAATCCGCATGATCAGTGTGCGGATGCAAGTTGCGAAACGTTAGCCCAGTGGAGCATTAGCGGTGCTGATGCTCTTATTACAGAATTAAAGAAGGAAGTAAACAATGACACAGAAGCAAGCATTTAAGCAGTTGGAGGAATACTGCAAGGCAAACAATATGCACTTGACAAGTTCCTCATTCACCCGAAACGCTTATGCAATCGTGATACACGATACAGTTCCAACTGGCAACAGGGTATGTGAAAACGGAGTACCATGTCACCGTTTAAGCGGTTATCATACGCCAAAAGAACTTTTGATATGGCTTGACGGTTATCACGCTGGAATACAGAAAGGAGGCGCGAAATGAAAAAGTACAAAATAAAAGTAATAGAAACCCTCTCCAAAGTGGTAGAGGTGGAAGCTGAAGATTATGTTTCCGCTTTCGAGAAAGTTGAAGACATGGTAAACTGTGAAGATATCATTCTCACAGCAGATGATTTTGAAGGTCGTGAATTTTATCCTGAGGTAGATTATGAAAATTAATGTAAATGTAAAAATATCTCCTGTTGATGTAAGAAATGCAGCAATACGAGCAGCTAAAGACTACTGCGAATTAATGAACAGTAATAGAAAATACAGGGATTGTACTGGAAGTTTACGCCATTCATATACATACTCCATCAAGAATGATATGCTGATCGTAGCCTGCGGATTAAACATTATTTATTCAGTCGCCTTGCCAGTTGTTGATTATGGAAACGAAAACAAGTAAAGCCACTTCCCTACTCCGCTCTGGAAATTTGAAAGAAGCGTTATCCATCTTCCGCACCTTCCGCATCGGATTCACCAAAGAAGAACGCAGAACACTGCAAATTGCAAGTGAAAGTCTTGCCGGAAATGGGAACTTCTACCAACAGTTAGGAATCGATACGGATTACATGATAAGCAAATCGGTTGAGATAATCACAGAAAAGTATTTGAGCAATGAAAAAGTTTAATGAGAAATAATAGATAAAGCTTGTCTTATTATAACTAATTAGTTATATTTGCATCATGAGAAAAGAATTAGGAAAATAGCTGATGGATATAGCCAAGTATATAACCACCGCAGTTGTGTTGACATCCATCTTCGGGGATGTGCAGGAAAAATGGATAATATATCTTGGAGGTTCGTTGGCAATAGTAATCACACTATTGGCAGGTCTTTGGCTTGTCAATGACAAAAAGAAAGGATGATAAAATGGGAGCATTGATTATGTTCGGGCTTGTATCGGTCATAGCCATTGTCGGCGTGATTTATTTCAACCATAAAAAAAAATATACGAGAAAGCGCATAAAATACTTTCAAATGTTTAGTTTATCGTTATGAAGTTAGATGAAAAGAAATTGGCAAAGCTCAAGGCAACCAACCAGCAACTTAATGAGAAATATGGGGAACATGGTACAGATACTCGTGAGAAGTTCAATGAGAAGTCGATGGCATGGTATTATGGTGATATACTTCGTGAACGCCGTAAGGAGCTAAAATTGACCCAGAAGCAGTTGGCGCAGAAAATTGGTAAGGAGCAAAGTTATATCGCCCGTGTGGAAAAAGGGGAAGTAGATATCCAGTTATCAAGTTTTTTCCGCATTGCGCGTGCGTTGGGTATCGAGTTTACGCCTACATTTGTTTGAAGTTAATTTTATATTCATAGAACATTTGCTTGCATTAAGGCAGAATGGAGAAGTCCGTTCTGCCTTTTTCGTTTCTGCAAGTAAAAGTTAAATCTTTGTCTTTCAGTATTTTATGATGAAAATAAAAGATGTAAACCATTGTAAATCAATTATTTATTTGTATCTTTACAATATCAAAATAACACCTATTAATAACAAGTAAAAGTCAAGAGCAATGAAAACAGAAGAACTTATCAGATACTACAAAGCAAACATTGAAGCTATTGAAAAAGGATTGAACAACGACTCTCTTTCAGCAGATAAAAAATTCAGATTGGGATATACACAACAGGCGTTGGACGGATATAAGTCTGCTTTACAAGAACTTCTTGGAAATAATAACGACTAATAATAGAAGAGAGCAAATGAGCAAAGTAACAGAACTAACAAAAGAGCTTCAAAGAGTGATGTATTCCACTACATATTCATTTGAGATTGATACCGAAGATTATGTTTTCGGATTCAAAAAGACTTTAAGGAAAAGAACCAAAAGTATGGCTAAAGCCCTGCAACTTGAAAGAAAGCTAAGAAACGATGTCGGGCGGTATTTGTCCGCTTCTGTTCGAGTGGTTGCTGTAAGGCTATATAATAATGGAGAATTAAGAGGTGAATTTAAAGCATAACATAGTAAATCATAGCACAATGAAAACATCCAGTAAATTAACCAGCAAAGAAAGCTTTGCCATACTCCACAAAATAGAGAACGAAAAATATCCCACTGATGGTAGTATTAAATTATCAGACTGGTGCGATCAGATGCAGAAAGCAAGACTTGAAGCAATCAAGGATCTTGTTCCTGAAGTCGGATTAGGTTGCACAATCTGCTACTATTCAGATAAACGTGCAGCCACAGTAACCAAAATAGTTTCCCCATGCAAGATTGAGGTCACTTTCAATCAAACCAAGTGTATTGATTATTACGCTGGAGAGTACGAGATTTTATCCGAACTTGAAGGCGATGCAAAAGTATTCACTAAAAGAAGAAACGGATATTGGGTAGCAGAAGGCCAGTCTTATAAAGACGGAGTTATTCTTATGCTACATTACCAGAATCATTATATTGATCCATCATTTTAAAATTAAGAGCAATGAAGGCAAAAGACATTATATTCCTTTACTACCCTTGTATGGTGGTTGTATGCGAACAAAATGCAATAGATAGGGAAACGAATGATTTACGGGAGTATGCAAAAATAGTCTTACATTCATACGAAATACCTACATTCCGGCTTTCCAATTTTGATTTTGTTCCTGCCGGGACTATAAAATGGACTAAACACGCCTATATGTTAACTGAAGAGCAAAGGAAACAAATTCAAGATGTATCCATAAAGACAAGGGAAGATGATAAAGAGCGTATTGAGCATTTCACTCGATTGAAAGAAGCAAGTTTACGAAAACATAACAAGGAGGATTGATTATGACATTTCAAGAGTATCAGAAAAAAGAATACGGTTACGATTGCATAACCACATTTTGGGATGACTTCTGCATCGCTGAAAAGTTTGGTGGCATTAGTGGAGTTAAGGATACATTTCGTAGAGCATTCAAAGAATGGAAGGATAATTACAAGTATCTGACAGAACTTGTAATAGTACTGAACCATAGATGCTGGATGCTCCATAATCGAGGGATGAATGAGTTATCTTCTGTATATTTGAATCTATATGAAAAAGCCCACGACTATGCCTTAAATAATCTTGAAGGAGAAGAGTTCGATTATTACCATCAATTAACAGATTAATGTCATGGAAAAGATTTCAAACAAAATCGGATGGTGCGTGATGATTGTGACAGGCAATAAAATAGGATATCATTGCCAAGGTCTAGCGGAAAAATTGGCATACGCCATCCTGTACGATGGTTACAATGTAGAACCTTGTGATATAGGTTATTTGGAACAGCAAGCATTGATTGTTCATGATGCTGTAAAACAAGACAATAGAGTTGATGAAGCTAATGAAATAGCAAGAAATATATTAAACGAACTATCACTATGAACACTTATGTAAAATTCTGTCCAAATGTATTTTTGGCAAAGTGCGATGAAAAGCACGAAAAAGGAGAAGTTATTGAGGTTACAACCAAGTACGGTAATGAGAACGAAAGTATCGTCTTTAATCTCATCTTTGAGAAAGACGGATTTTTCTACTACTCGATTGTACGGGCTGACGGATTTAATGTACAGGAATGGGCGAAGCAAAGAGCTGAACGTAGAAGGGCATGGGCTGAATCGGCAGAACGTAAAAGCAAAGAATACTTTGACAAATCTAATAAAGATAGAGATTTTCTTTCACTTGGTGAACCTATCAAGGTGGGACACCACAGCGAAAGACGGCACAGGAAAGCAATAGAGGACGCTTGGAACAATACAGACAAAGCAGTTACATTCAGCGACAAGGCTACTGAACACGAAAGCAAAGCTGAGTATTGGGATAAACGTGCAAACACAATTAATTTATCAATGCCTGAAAGTATCGATTTCTATGAACATAAGCTGGAACAAGCTAAAGAATTCCATGAAGGTGTGAAGTCCGGCAAATACCCACGAGAACACGCCTACACTCTTACTTATGCCAAGAAAGCCGTAAATGAGGCACAGAAGAATTATGAACTTGCACTAAAGTTGTGGGGAGATGAAGAATAAAGTATACGTTTTGTTTCAAACTGATATTTGGAAAACAAAATCAAGTAGAGTGTGTTTCGGTGTATTTCTTTATGAAAATGCTGCTATTGATGCTGCCAAAGAAAATGGTTTATATACCAATGAAAGTAAAGTTGATATTATAGAATGTGAACTTGGAAAATTTGAGGAATTATGAAAACGATAGTAAAAGTCTATCTGAAAGACGAGCATGGCAATGAAGACTGGTTCGTTACCCCCATTAACCTCCCAGAACAAGAAGCGCACGAAAACTATATAGGTAAACGCTTCAATATAGGAATAGATACAGACCATATGATGAAATGTTGGAAGGTTGAGACCTTGAGAGTAGAAAAATAGTATTTTTGTCCAGTTTTATTTGAAAGACAAATAAAATATTGTATTTTTGAGGCAGAAATAAGAGAAAACAGCTAAATTGAAGGAATGACAGAAATGGGATTGTTAAGTAGCCGCCTGTCAGCGGTGAAAAAGGATGGACGTAAACAGTCTGACAGCGTGGAATATCATCCGATTGCAAGTTCAAGTCTTGCTTCCTTCAATTAGCTAACAAGGGAATTTAGCAAAGTTGGTCTATGCGTCGGACTGAAAATCCGAAGAACAAGGTTCGAATCCTTGAGTTCCCGCAACCCTTAGTAGTAGTCAAGCGAAAACAAGGACAAAAAGGCTTATGTAATTTACGGGGTGATGGAAATTGCCATCTGACACGACTGAAAGAAGCCGAAAAATTGCATGAGTGCTCTTGCGAGTAGCTTGAAAAATGATTGAGTTTGTGTTTAAGCCTGTCGGGAATATGCCCGGCAGGCATTTACGCAGAAAATGTATGAAGTTGTACATAACTTGGAAAATATGGAAGTAACAATAAGGCCTCAAAGAATATCCGACGCAGAACATAGCTGGAGGATGCGTAAGGATAAGGATATATGGAAGTACGCTATTTGCGAAAGCCCCTACTCTCCCCTATCCCTTGAATCAGAAAACAACTTTTATAGAGAACAGTCAGAAAGTGATGAGTGTATACGCTTTGCTGTTCTGGCAGACGGCATATATGTCGGCAATGTTTTCATAGATAGAATAGATGAATCAGCATACAGATTTGGAGAACTTCACACTCATATCCTTAACAAAGCCTTTTGGGGTAAAGGCATAGGCTATGAATGTAACCGGCTTATCCTTGAATATGCTTTCCGCATCGCTAAAATGAATGGGGTTTACCAATATATCAATCCCTGTAATACCGCTGCATGGAAGAATGCCTTGAAACTCGGATTTAATGATATCGGTACTTCCTCTGTCAGGCCTAACGTACATATATTCACTATAAAAAAAGAGCAATGGATAAAAGAATAGAAATTATAGAACTGCCTGTGTCCGAACTTAAGACAGAATTTGGGAATCCCCGTAAACCATTAAAGAAGAAGGCCAAGGAGAAGCTGAAGGAGTCACTTGACAACCTTGGCGATTTCGGTGTTATCGTCATTGACGAACACAACAATATCATATCCGGACACCAACGTGTTTCCATTCTTATGGAGAATCCTGACACTCAAGTTTTGTGCAAACGCCTTATTGGTTACAGTGAATCAGAATTAAAGGCTATTAATATCAAAGCGAACACCCATGCCGGCGAATGGGATATGGACAAGCTGGCTGAATGGACCGCAGACTTGAAAATCGATTTAAGCCTTGACCTTGAAAATCTGAATGTCAAAGAAACAAAGATCAAGGATATGGAACTGATACGCTATGAAAAATACGATTATGTAATGATTGTATGCCGTAACGAGATAGACCATCTGAATCTGACCCGTGCTCTTGGAATTGACGACAAGAAAGTTCTTGTATCCAGAAACGCCACCAGAGAGCGTAAGATTAAAGCACGTGCCGTATGGTACGATGATATAAAAGCCCAGATTATGCCTAAAAAAGAAAAAGAACAATGAAAAATTTCAATGTACTGCTTACGTGCTGCTCCATCCACGTAAAGGAAGTGATAGATTGTTTGAAAAACAATGAAGACGGAGTTGATATAAAAGTGTATGTCGCAAATTCCGTTGCGGCCAACCTCCCGCCTGCTGAACTGTCAGACGGTAATTTTGTGGTTCCGCCCGTTTCCGCTCCAAATTATGTTGAAACACTCATATCCTTATGCAAGGAATATGATGTTTCAATCATCATGCCTACAGCGACATTGGAGTTGGAAATAATGGCTCGCGCTAAAGATAAGTTTGAGCAAAACGGTATTCTTGTATCTGTTTCTTCTATTGACAGTCTTCTGGTTGCCAACAATAAGATTGCTCTTTATAGTTGTTATGCCGGCTTAATGCCCAAACAGATCATTCCTGAGAGTGTTTCCGATGTGGATGCTTTCGCCTCTATGTTCAAGTACAAAAACAGCTCTATCTGTTGTAAAGTGGACAGTCTGTGCGGCGGTAAAGGCTTCGCCGTTGTGGATGACAAGAAGTGCAATGATACCTCTCTATTCAACAAGTTCGGAGAAAACAGATACATATCCTTGCTTGATTTGAAATCCATCGTTGACAATGGTAAAAATAAGGTTATCCTTCAGCAGAGAATCGAAGGACTGGATTACACCGTTAGTGCGCTTGCAGACAAAGGAGTAGTTACTCATATCTGCGGTTATGTTGGCTACATGATGGCTTTCGGCTCCATTATGTATGGAGAAATCCAGTCCAACGACATGGCGTATGATATTGTCAGCAAGATTGTGAGAGAACTTGAACTTGATGGTAATGTGGCTTTTGACTTCATTCTGAAGAAGGGCGGCAAGGTGGTACTGCTTGAAATAAACCCGCGTATCAATGCCTCTCTCCCGTTTGTACGTCATGCAGGTTGCAATATGGTTTATTTGCGATGCAAACAATTACTTGGTTATGAAATTCCATCCACATATGAACTAAATTATGGATTAAAGATGAAAAAGTTCTATGATACCCGGTATTACGTTTAACATATACGTCATGTCATATCAGCGACCTCATAAAATAATGACTAAGAATTGCCTTGAATACTGTACTTATGTCGTTAGGGAAGAAGAAGCTGATGCTTATAGAAATGCCGGCATAGATGATATGCTTGTCATTCCTAAGGATGCCACGCTTGAATGTGGCGGCAAGGTACATAGTTTCATGTCAACGCTATATTGGATAATTGAAAACACACCGGAGGATGTGATATTTGTTGCCGATGATGATATAAAGCGTTTCTGTTATCGACTTGACAATTATACTGCCATCACAGCAGAAAACTACCCTGACTGGAAAGAACGCACATGTGATGAAATACTCCGTATCGGCCAGCTACTTTACGATTTAAATCTTGGGCTTGCTTTTGATAATCCACAAATGGCTTTGTATGTGTATGACAAGGAATTTTGTTTTAAGGGAATGCCCGGTCATGTAAGATGGATAAACAAGAAAGCACTCAAGGCCAGATATGATCTGAAAGACCCGGCGATATCCGATGTTGATATGATGTTACAGGAACTGCTTATGAACAGAGTTGTACTCCTGCCTAAATATTTTCACAGCTACGGTATCCAAGCTTCCAATGAAGGAGGAACCACCATTGATTCCAGAAAGAACTACGAATATAGATGTGCAATGAAAAATAAATGGGGAAAGTATTATGAATTTGACTTTAGAAAAAATACAGCAAAGATTAATGTCAAGCGATGATTTGAAAACACCTCTATACATTGCAGACAAAAATGACTTCAAACGGAATATCACCGATTTTGTAGCCGCTTTCAGAAAATACTACCCAAACTATAATATCGGGTACAGTTTCAAGACGAATTACTGCAAAGAATTCATCAATGTGGTAAAAGAAATCGGTGGATATGCAGAAGTTGTTTCTCCCAAAGAGTATCAGCTTGCACGGAACTATGGATTTGATGATAGCCGGATTATATACAATGGAGTTATCCCTGATTTGGGCAATAAAATACGATGTGCTAATCATGGTGGAATAGTGAACGTTGATAATGTAGGTGAGCTTGGTTCACTTATCGGAATATACACCTCACCGCTTGCAATTGGAGTGCGTCTAAATTTTGATATTGGGAATGGCATAGTTTCAAGATTTGGAATTGATGTTGATAGCAAAAGTTATCAAGAAATCATAGAACTACAACGAAGAGGATTGATAAAAGTCAAATGTGTTCATTGTCATATTTCTTATGCTCGTGGACTGTCATATTTCAAGAAGCGTACCGAAATGATGGCTCGATATGCAAAAGAACTTGGAGCCAATATAGTTGATATTGGCGGCAACATGTTCGGTCGCATGGATGACAGTTTAAAAGCTCAATATGGAGAATATATACCATTGTATGAGGAGTATGCCAAAACTATTGGTGAAGTCTTTGCAAGAGAGTTCCCGGATGGAGAAGTGCAGCTTATCACCGAGAATGGCACACCGATAGTTTCCACTTCCATGTCTCTACTTGCAACCATTATCGGCAAGAAAGTTATCAGAGGAAAAACAATGCTTGTTGTGGATTGCAAGCGTGATGATGTCGGTTTTGTCTGCCATACGAAAAATCCACCTTGCAATGTGCTTTCAAACGATAGTGATTACGTCGAACACGCTACCATTTACGGATGTACCTGTATTGAGAATGATATTATCCATCGTGATTATTCCGGTCCAACTAATATTGGTGATAAGATTCTTATTTCTAATGTTGGAGCTTATGGTTGTAATGTTGCCAATGACTTTATAACACATAAACCAAAATGTATTTGCATTGATGATATATAAGCCGTTAATCATTGTTTAACTCATTGTTAATCAGATATTTAAATTTTAATATCTCACTATAAATCAGTATCTTAGCATTATAAAAGAAAAGCAAAGTAATAATTTAAAATAAGAGATAGACAATGAAAGCAACAAAGTACATTAATTCAAAAGGTTTGCCAAAAGGTGCATTTATTTACAGAATAAAGAAAGATGGAACGAAATCTGCTCGCCCTATATTTCATCAGTTTTGTGGAACTGAAAAAACGGCAGAGGAAATGATAGCAAGATTGATTAAATTGAATCCAAATTCAAAATTTGAAATCGCATAATAGATTGAGATATGGCAAATGCACTATACACAAAAAACGGTCACAATATGTTTGAGGTTTCATCCCTCATTCAGAAGGCAATACGCAGGAGCAACAAAGACTATGCCTGCTATGCTGCTAACGAGTTGGCACCACGATTTAGAAAATATCTGTGGAAGCGATTACTCTGTGTTTCAGCAGAGGATTGTTATGACCTTGTTACGAATAAGATTGTAGCACTCAAACAGGCTGATGACGCACAAAGCTGGCAGGACAAATCACCTCTATTCATTGAAAAGGCTCTCGGCATTCTTCTTGCCACAAGAAAGAATCGTGATGCTGATTATTTCGCCTGTAACCTGCTTAATTCAAGAGACAGGATAGAATTGCCAAAGGATGAATATGTCGGAAGTAATGCCGGATGTTACACCAAAAATGGGCATGACATGTTTTTAGTTGCCGGATTATTGGAACGTGCTATAATCGGCAAAGACGATATCAGAGCCGGTTATCTGACCAATGAATTAATGGTAAGGTATCGGGAGTTCCTTTGGAAACGGCTTATTATGATAGCAGGTAATCTCAACTATCAGGCTATTACCACTGAAATTGTCGCATTGAAGAAAGCAGACGATATGCAACCCGGTAGTTCACCTAAATCATCCATTTTCGTAGCAAAGGCTGTTACCGTACTTCTGAAAGTTGTAAAATACGGATATTGCGGTTTCTATGCAAATGATTTTCCTTATCCTACCACATGTTTGAAAGACTATGACAACAGATACATGTCAATACCTGATTATGTATTTGACTGCCATACCCATAAAGGGAAGCAAAGAGGAAAGACCAAAAAAGAATTTATCATTGCCGAACAATCCGCATTAACCCCTTACAAAGAAGGTGAATACGACCAATGTGGTTGGGACAGATTTTTCTATCTGGAGAAGAACGGATTCTATGACAAGGATCATATAACTCCGAGGCCAGATGAGAAAAAAATGAAAGAGATTGAGGACGGATGCGTACAGCAGTCCTTGTTTGATTGAATGTTTTAATTGATAACTAGTGTATATCCGATGCGTCTTTGGTGAAAAGCCGAAGACGCATCGGCATGTAAAGTTATAAAATTATGGGAAAGAAGGAAAGACAAGAATTGTTTTTGAAACATTTCCGTGAAAGTCATGGAATTGTTTCGTATGCCTGCCAGAAAGTAGGTATAACGAGAGCCTGTTATTACAAATGGCGGGACAGTGACCTTAAGTTCAAGGAACGTGCTGAGGAAGTAGAAGAAGAAACCATTGATGTAGTCGAATCTAAATTGCTTTCCGCAATCAATAATGATGATTTAACTGCGATAATCTTTTATCTGAAAACAAAGGGTAAGAAACGTGGTTATGTTGAGCGTGTCGAACAGGATGTCAATGTCAATCCATTCGAAAGTTTGATAAAAGAATTGCCGGACAAAATAGAAGAATAATGGATCTGAGCGATAAGGCAGCCTTGTATATGCAGGCGTGGAGAGACGATTGGTGCAAGTTCTGTTCCGATGTGCTGAAAGCGCGTTTGGATAAAGAACAGCAGGATATTATTCACTCGGTTCAATACAACCGAATGACCGCTGTAGCCTCCGGAACTGCCCGTGGCAAGGATTTCTGTGCCGCTTGTGCCGCTATGTGCTTTATGTATCTTACTCCACGCTGGGTTAACGGAAGATTGGTAAAGAATACCAAAATTGCAATGACAGCTCCGTCCGGTCGCCAAGTAAAAGATATTATGATACCGGAAGTTTCCAGGCTATTCCGGAATGCTGGTTTCCTACCTGGACGTTTATTGTCTTCAGGAATCAGAACCAACTACGAAGAATGGTTTCTAACGGGCTTCAAGAGTTCTGACGACAATATGGAAGCATGGTCTGGATTCCATGCCGTAAACACATTGTTTGTTGTTACGGAAGCCTCCGGTATATCAGAAGTTATCTACAATGCCATCGAAGGTAATTTGCAGGGAAATTCCCGTTTGCTAATAGTGTTCAACCCTAACGTGACCACAGGATATGCTGCACGTGCCATGAAGTCTGACCGTTTTGCCAAATTCAGGTTAAGTTCCCTTAATGCTGAGAATGTTGTAAGCAAGAAAATAGTTATTCCTGGTCAAGTTGATTATGAATGGGTGAAAGACAAAGTGGAAAACTGGTGCTCACCTATCCAGCAAGCTGACTTCAACGAAGGTGAAGGGGACTTCAAATGGGAAGACGGTCTATATCGGCCGAATGACTTGTTCCGTGTGAAAGTGCTCGGTATGTTCCCTAAAGTGGCGGAAGATGTGCTTATCCCCTACGAATGGATTGAAATCGCCAACGAGAATTGGAGGAAACTGCAAGAAAATGATTTTGTTCCAAAGAAAAGCTGCAAGCTTGGTGTCGATGTTGCCGGCATGGGACGTGACGACAGTGTGCTGTGTCTAAGATATGGCAACTATGTCAGTGAGTTTGAAGCGCACCAGTCTGCTGGAACGGCAGACCATATGCACGTAGCCGGAATGATAACCAGATATCTTGACAAGAAGGGTGCGAAAGCATTTATTGATACTATCGGCGAAGGAGCAGGAGTGTTATCTCGGTTGCAGGAACTTGGGTACCAAAATGTGTATTCTTGCAAGTTCTCCGAGAGCGCACGTGGGCTGCATGATATAACAGGCGAATACACCTTCGCCAACATGAGGGCTTATCTGTTTTGGGCGGTACGTGATTGGCTTAATCCCAAGAATGGGTTTGGTGCAGCTCTTCCACCCTGCGACAAGCTTATGGAAGAAGCAACGGAAACACATTGGGGATTTATGAGTAATGGAAATATTTATATAGAAAAGAAAGAGGAGATTAAAAAACGTATCAAACGTTCTCCCGACTGGTTCGACTCGCTCGCCAATACATTCTATTGCAATTATTATGCAACATTAAATGAAGAAGAAATTTTTCGCAATCTTTTATAGTTTGCAGTGCGATACTGCTTGAGAAAGGGCAGATCAAGAAACAAACTTAAAACTGTTTTCTGCTTTTAAGCATAATGAACACAGTGAGCTACTGCCAAACCAAACGTTCAGCAGTAGCTCATATGCTAAATTATTGCACATCGCGCACACAAAGGCAACCGCCCATACCCGTTGTTCCCTGTCCTAAATTAGTAGTACCTTGATCTGTCGTCCAAAGCATCTGCATTTGCTTTCCCTTGGTATTATACATAAATCCATATTGAGTCCACTTCGTTGAAGAGAAAGAGGTACGGCAATGGAGAATTTCATATCTATCGCCACTATACAACAAACCATCACTACATCCATAATTTGCATAGTGATATATCTCCTTATCCATCTCATAATCCATATAATTTGGCATGGCGACCACCATCAGCGCCAATTCCCGTTGATTCGGAAGACGCCATACAGCATTGCTTATGGACGCTTCCCCATCTCCCGGGTACTGTGAGGCAATAGTGGTTACAGCTTCTTTTGCTTCGGTTGCACTCATTGTCTGTAGTTGACTGTATTCTTGTGTATTACTCCCCCCCACTAAGTGTCCTCCACAAGAAGCTGTTTGTGTTTTTACATACGGATGCTTTGCCACTTGGAATTTCTTGTAAGGGCGGTTGATTACACTTCGTTCGTGATGAGGAGCCAATTCACGATAACTGAAGGAGCGCAGTGCGTTATCGGTCAGAAATACTTCGATGGTACGGGTACTTTTATCATACTGATAATATGGCTGGGCAGGTGTTTCATAACTTGTTTTAGAAGGTGTTGCTCCTAAGTTTCGTACAGCACGGACATAGCCACCATTCTGAGCAGCGTAGTCACTACCAAAAGTACAACCTTCCTCTGCCCAAATCACTCTGTCAATTCCATTATCCCCATATGTGCTGGTAAAAATAGGATAAAGACTCTGACTATTATTACTTGGACGCTCCATCCCCTCTGTTGAATATGGATACAACGCTGCCTTGGCAGGCAAAGCCGGTTCACCAATCCATAACCCTAACATCTGGTCACGTGCCGGAGTGTACCAACGGAGTTCATCGTCTGTAATTTTACCGTCTCCGTTAAAATCCCGATTACGGGTCAGGCAAGCCAAGCAAGCCCACTCTGTATCTGTAGTTAAACGTTTCTTTCCGGCTTCAAGTTTGGAATCTGTGTCGTCTAATAGAAAGCCATTCATAGCCCAATTTACAGCACCTGTATTGTTTCTTATTTCAGTTATAGTATTCCCTCTTCCGTTTTTTGCATCAGAACTTTCTCCTGCAGGCGATCCATAAGGCAATCCTCCAATCTCATCGGTAAGCTCTACGCCATATTTTGCTACAGTCTGATTTTCCAAGTCATAGAAGCAGGCAATGGAGTGCTGTTGCAGTACATACACGGCAGTGGCGACGGCACTCTGTTTGTCTGCGCTGTATTGGATGTCACTACCTAAACTGAAAGTACGGTCTTCGGCATTGATAAAGTCGCTTAATGCAATCGATGAATTATCAACCGGATTAGTTGTATAATAGTATTCATCCACAAAGCAGGTATAATAATCATCATTTCCCATTTGATTCTTGTAGGCATCATCCAAGGCGGCAAATACATCCATTCTGTTTCCATCTCCACCATAGCTTGCCAAAGAACCTTTATTATCCTGTTTTTTAAACTCTATCCATTGAAGAAGTTTTTTGGCTTCTTCGATAGAGGGTGGTTGATTGTTATGGTTTGGATCTAACTTTTGAGTGGATGGCAGGTACTTGCAGCTGACATTGCCAAATGGTGTCTTGGCATAGATATAGACACCTTCGCTGATCTTGTTCTTCATCAGTTTCATCTCCACCTGCTCATAGTGCGCATCTAACTGTACACGTGCACCACCTTCAAAGACAATACCTTCTACGGCAGGATTCTTTTCCTGAGGATTACTTGTACCATCTTCCCCCTTCACCTCTACCACAATATCATTCACGCCATTTACAGTGACCGTATATTGATAATGGTAATCGCGACGTAGGCTGAACTCTTTGAATTTATTATTACTGAAATCACCCAAATGTAGAATATACTTGGTCTCGGCAGAGATATTATTCCCCTCGAACTTACCTGTGATCTCCACGTAGGTAGACTTTTCCGGGGCATTTTCAAATTGATAATGTCCCTCATGTCCCTCTTGAGAAGGGGTGTTTTCATATAGGTTCTCTCCATTATCATCCTTTCTCACCCGGTCACGGTCAGCAAATTCCCACTCTGTCTTATCACCGGTGTACTCCCGAATATTTTCGGGCAGATAGACCGTAAAGCTGCTCGGTGTCTGTGCATCGAAAGTCACCGTTTCCGTATCTATCATATTTAAATTATCATATCCTGCCCAACTGTCTTCAGCAGGTGAAACATACTCCGCACAATGACAGAACTTATAGCTTATAGGGGTAAAAGTTACATTCGTTCCACTCTTGAACTCCATCGACACTTTACACATCAGGCGTTTCAAGACGAAAGAGTTATCTTGATTTACAGCAGGATGTTCACCCGTCTGTTGCGAAATGAAATACTCGTTTTCATCATTTTCTTTCTTATAGGTAATAATTCCTTTTCCGGAGTTACTCTCATCTTCTTTGATTGTACACGCACCGGTACGGTTGTTTACTGAACCGACAAGTGGAAGATAACCGTCCACAGTAAACATATTACCGTTCCATTTCGGAGTCACCTTTTCCAAGAAATCCTGACGGTTTGCCAACTTACTTTCACCTATTTCAGGAAAGAAATCGATAAAGGAACCTTGGGCATTCCCGATCAGGTAAATATATACGTCACCGACAGGCATATAGAACTTGAAGTGTCCGCAAGTTGCATCATTTGCATCCGGTATCCACCCCCCTGTACTTCCTTCCAATGAAGTAAGCGGTGATTCAAAAAACTGGTACGCCAGTCGCTTGTCATTGCTCGGATCTCCACCGTTATTCTCATAAACGAAAACCATGATACCCGACAGTTGGGAATCCTTACCCTGCTGATCGGTCGCTCTAGTGGAACGGGTTACCACATGAGATGTGATTCCCTTACCCAGACTGAAGGGGATCTCCACCTCCACCATACGGTTCATGTCTACACCGTTTGCACCCTGCCCTTCCATCAACATATCGTCGGAACAGGCACTAAACACCCATAGGAGAGCGAAACAGACAGCTATACTTGCTATTTTTGAAATCTTATCCATAGTGCGTTATTATATTCAATTAAACTCAATAGAACCTCCGCCCTCTTGCCATTCCTGAATCATCCAATGCGGAGTGAGGGTAATATGCCCATCCAATGTAACGACCGAATAGATGCTGAGACAGTCGTTGGCTTTCACTGCGGGCAGGGGCAAATAGAATCTCTCACCCTTGTGCAGCTCTACACCCGTTTGATCGGCTCCATGCTGGTGAACCAAGATCTTTAGATAATAGCCGTCACCGACCGGTTTTGTCGCAGAAACAACCACATCCTCTCTAAGCTGACCGGTAGATATATTGGGGTTGGCAAAGAGATAGAATGACTTTTGAGGCAAATGCTCATATTGAGGGTTCGTCGGATCGTTTATATCTGCTTCAATCAAGTTGATATCCAGTCCTTCCATTTGCTCTGTATGTTCAGTGTCGCCATAACTCTCCGGTTCATCCGGCCAACCACTATTCAGGATAACGCGTCCGTTTAACTGGTGCAAGTGAGAATCCTGATAATCCGGATCTGTATCCCAATCAGACGGTGCAGATTCAGCCTCCTTGCGACCAATTAGTTCACTGTATGTATTGCATGGAAACAGATAGCCATATTTCGGCTCGTTATATAAGTAAAGCCCACGCCCCATATAGCAATCTCCTACGCCTGTCGTTGTAAAATAGAACTTCATCTTCGCCACGGAACGGGTCAGGGAGATACTTACAGAGCCGTTTGGGGTCACCTGTTGAGTATACTTACTTACCATTGGCAGCAGTGGGCTGGTGTATTTTTTACCGGTTTCGTCTTTGCTGTTTGTTTCTCCTCCCGATAAATAGGTTGCTGCTGGCAGTGTGGAGAAGGTCAAAGACTCCAAATCATCAGGAGTTACGGTAAGAGTCTCCAAATCAACTTCTGTCGCATCGGTTGATCCGGGAAGGTTATAGGCAGTATCCCCTGTATTGTTTATTTTCAGCCCTCCTGCTGCATTTTCGTTCGCAATGGTATAAAAGGTATGAGTTCCTGTCGGAAGCTTCATGGTGAATGTTACTGTTTGTTGATCTCCCGTAGTATTATCCACATAATGATAACCTAACAACTTCTCATCATCACTGAATACATACATACGGAGAGTTTGAATCTTGTATTCATTCTCTTCCAATTCAAGAATGTTCTCACCGTTCGCCCGGGTCTGTATCGTGATACGAACCGTTTCCATCGTTCCGTCCGGCTTTTGCTCCGGCGAATCGTCGGAGCAGGCAAAAAGAAGTGCTGTCCACCCGATAAACTGTACGTATCTGAGATAATATCTAAATAGTTTTTTTCTTTTCATCATGCGTCTTTCCCTTTAGAAATTATAAATCGGCATCTATGCGCTGGTCGTTCCAATCGGTTATCGTTACGGTAAATGTAATATTCGTGGTAGGTGAAGGAATCGTCGCTTGATAGTGATAGCTCTTTCCCTTCTCCCATAGGGCTGGACCTACCTGTGGCAGTGGTACGTTGACAGTTCTCCTTGTACCATTATCATAAATCCAAGTCATAGAGAAAATCACTGATTCATCAATGCTTTGCGGAATAAACAGCAAGTCGCCGTAATTATCATTTGCAGCATCGTATGTGCCTGCCAGCAGGTGTTGACTTTGCCCTGCAACTAACTCAAACACTTCTGTTTGCAAAAAAGGAGCGTTTTCAGTTGCCCTTATCAGATTGCTCCAAGGAGTAGCTGAGTTTGAGGTGAAATCCCCTTTATAGGCAACGCCCCACAGCTTTACGCCCGTAATGGTCACCTTTGCATCGGTACTGATCGTAAAGCGTACGCGTGACAGCTCGTGGCTAAAGGTGAGATCAACGGGAGATGGAGGATTTTCTACTTTATATGAGATGCCCGTTTGTCTTGCTGTCATCAGGTCGATGGCTTCCGTTCCTCGCTTTTGGGATGTATCGAAGTCAGTTACGGTGATAACACCGTCATCAGCGCAACTTGCTTTATCCTTCAAGCTTGCCGGATGGAGCGTATAGAAGTTATGTGCCGCGCCCGGTACCCAATAGCGGGTACCTTGATAGTGTCCGGCCGGCGTGACGGTCTCGGCATTAAAGAGGTTGTTCGCATTATTGAAGCCTCCCCAGACTAAGAAGCTTTCCATACCATCCTTATTGGCATCCACCGCTGCACGGGTCATGGTGGTAGCAAACGAGATGGGGGCAGCATCTGCTACCGGTTCATCGACCGTAGAAACACAACCGCCCGTCAGCAGGCTTCCCAGTAGAAGGGTCAAAGAGAATATGTTTTGTTTCATCATCATCTCATACGTTTTAATCTGAATATGTGTGACTATAAGGGGACATTCAACCCCTTATAGCCTATATCTCCACTTTCCTATCTCCCCCTATCGTATAGATTCCCTAAATGGAAACAGGTGAAAGCGGGGTTGTATGAATTAGGGTACTACAGAAATTTGAGGCCCAACAGGTGTGTCTGTTGCATCTTGCCAAGGCTCTACAGTCGGAGTGAACTTGATCTTTTGATTTTCAAGATTAGGATCAATATTATCTCCATTGATAGTCGCTGTATAGTTGTAACAATATCCTGGCATCCAAGTGTTTGCGTCGCTTATTCCTGCAATATTCTCATCAACTTCTAAAGTAGCTTCAAAATTAGCATTTTTATTCAGACCTGCACCAGTGATGGTTGCAGTGAAAGTTACTTTCAATTGTTCTGTTGTAGCTTGCGGAATCACCAACTTAGATTGTGCTTCATAAGAGGTATCAGATACATCTACTACCTCATTATATATGTATTTGTTGTCGTTGTCGTTAATAGAAGGTGTATAATTACTAATCCTCCATGTTGCACCACTAGTTGAATAAGTACCTGTACCTGTCTTTGCAGCATGAAGTGTAAGATTTGTAATATTAAGTGTATAGCTCTCAGCATCTGTAGTATTAAAAGTAAACTTCACCTGTGAAAGCATGTGGTGGAAGGTCAAACTCACTTTATTGTCATTAGTTGTAGGATTATCCCCTGATTCCACTTCGTCGGAAATAGCAGCAACTAGGTCTTTAGTATCGTCAGGAGAATAATTTGTAAAAACAAGTTGTTTCTTTGCACTGTCAAAAGTGACATCTTCAATCTTACCGTTATTTCCATCAGCATACGCACCGAAAATATAAAACTTGTTTGCTACCCAATAATAAGGAGTATCCTGCGACTCATTATTGAAAATCTGAGTAGTATATGGGTTAGAAATTTCTCCAAACTTACCAAACACATAGAAGCTACTCAGCGATTCCACTTCCTGAACCTCCCTTGTATTATTTTCCACAAACTGATTAAACTTGATGGCTCTGTTCTGAGCTACATCCGTCACTTCTTCATTTGTACAGCTAGAAAATGCCGCTACGGCCATTCCTAACAAAAAAAGATTCGTTTTCATTTCGCTTTGATTTTTAATATGAATATTAATTGTTAACTAGTTTCATTAAATAGGTAGTGGAATATCGATAAAATCGCCCCAGCCTTCGACTGTGGGATCGAACGCTCCACTGCCTTCTGACCCCTCTTTATCCGAGATCTCGATTCCATCTACCACAATAACACCGCCACGAGGTTGCCCCACCACTTGGTCGGTCACATCAAACTCGAAATTCTTGAACTTGCCGTTATAGAGCTTTACCTCCAAGTTCAGCGTGAAACGCCGCTCCGCCCTGATGTAATGATCGCCCGGATAGTTGGGCACACCGAAAGTATTCACCCGGACTTCCGCCCCGTAATCCTCCTTCGTACAGTCGAAGAGGATTGTTGCAGTCTCATCACCCGTATGTCCATCCTTCAGGTAGACGCTCTCTGCCATACCAGCCAATGCGCCTCGTGCCAAGGCCACGTACTGCAATCCTTTCTTAAACTCGTAGCGTATCAGGTAAGTATACACCAACGGTTTCATCCTGACTGGCAATTTCACCGGCTCCAAGGTGCGCTCTGTTTCGTAGTTCTCCTCGTAATTTCCATAGAGCATATCCGGCTGGTTCATGGTACGCTCGGAAGCGTGCGGCTTCTGGAAGTTGCCCCTGCTCACGGTACGGGTAGTTGCTGAAGCTGTGGCTACAGCTGTCAGGTCGTTGAACACGATATATTCGGTATCATTATTATAAAAGAGCAACGAAGCCATTCCCTCCGGCAGAGGAAGACGTCCGCCCGTTGCGGGAATATTGCTTTCGCCAGAACGCGCTACTTCCTGATACGTCACCAGACGTACACCTCCGGCAACTTCTGGACGCAGTTCATCGTAGCTGCCCTTCCACTCCGACTTCCACTCCTGTTTCCAGTTGTGATCGTAGGGACGTTCCCACTCCTGCTCCCAACTGAATTGCGCATCCACCTTGACACTGGTCCCGTGCTGATCGTGGTCATAGCACAGGTCCTTCCGACAACCTGTACACAGCAAAAGACACAGTATTCCCATATGCCCCCATTGTATTCTCATCTGACACCTCCTTTCTTTCTGTCACCGTTCCACAGCCGCCACACTAGGGAAAACTTTAGCTTTAGTGGGCCAAAATAGTTCATCCGGCTGCTCTGCTGGTAGACATAATGCCCGTCGATCGGCAGATACTCTTCGTACCAGGCATGCATGAACCCCACGCCGACACCTGCCTCGAAAGAGAGCTTACGGCTTACCGGGAACATATAGCCATAACTTAGACCGGCTACCACAGCCTCGCCCTTATAACCATCCTTGCCATTCTCCAAATCGTACCAAGAGAATCCGCCAAAAAGCCCCACGTAATGACCGTGCCACGGACGCTTCGCCTTGAACCAATACCGCCCTTCTGGGCTTATGGTAGCCAACTGATAATATTTATGCTTATGATTGTTCTTCCACCAAGCCATCTCCCCTTCCAAATTGACAGACCATCGGTCGTTGATAAGATACTCCACCTCCAGCGAAGGCATGAGGGCAGCATCATACAGAAGATTGGTCTTTAGAACCAGTTGGTGCGACATCTCCATGTCGGTACGTGCTCCTTTGGACACTTCATCACCATGAAGGTCATGTTTGCCCTCCGCCAACTCTGACTTATGACATCCCCCGCCCTCGGAGTTATTTTCACATGAACACACCCGAACGGAGCCGGCCGCCTGTGCCGGACAGACACATCCACCACTGAGAAAGGCGGACAGTAATATCAAAACTCCAAGTTTCATATCCGTACATGTTTGAATTTTAAGAATCACCAAAGTTCCATTCATTTCTCCCTCTCAAGGATCATCGTTGCAAATATAGTATATTATTATAAAATAACAAATAGATAAATAAAAAAATATAAGCTAAAATTATAAATAGTATAAATTATTTTCTTGATTTTTTCCATAAAATAGCATATAAAATATTAATATACAATGATGTAAACATTTCGTCAAGAAAACTATTTTTACCTAATATCTATGTATTTTTTGCCAACATTTGTTTCAATATTAAGATGGCAGATAAAATAAAAAACAAATATTATTTTATTTGTTTTTCAAATAAAATAATTATATTTGCGACATAGCATTTGGTGCTAGCGTGCTCCTTCACGTTACCGGGTAGTGCGTATTGTATTATCCGGTTTCTTTTTGGAGCAGTATTATGTGTAACTAACCACCGTATGAAGGAGTACGGAACTACATTATGAACACAATTAAAATTTTTGAGAATGAGCAATTCGGAAAGGTAAGAATTGCAATGAGTGAGAATAACGAACCTTTCTTTTGCTTGGCAGATGTGTGCGGTGTTATAGGCATTGCTAACGCAAGAAATGTCAGGTCAAGGCTTGAAGAAGATGATGTCCGCCAAATGGACACCATAGATTCGTTAGGTAGAAATCAACAAGTTACATTTATAACCGAAAGCGGTTTATATGATGTGATAATTCGCAGTGACAGCGAAAAGGCAAAGCCATTTCGTAAGTGGGTGACGAGTGAAGTTTTGCCTTCAATTCGCAAGCATGGCGCATACATGACCAACGAAACACTTGAAAAGGCTTTGACCTCACCTGATTTTTTGATTCAGCTTGCCACCAATTTAAAAGAAGAAAAGCAAAAACGTATTGAAGCCGAACAAAAAGCAGAAGTTGCCGAGCAGAAAATTCAGCAAGATGCTCCTAAAGTCCTTTTTGCTGATGCTGTCTCAACTTCACATCGCTCTTGTTTAATTGTTGAACTGGCGAAAATATTACAACAAAATGGGGTGAATATCGGTCAGAACCGTTTGTTTAGCTGGATGCGCGAGAATGGTTATCTTTGTCAAAAGGGTGACTACTACAATCAGCCGACGCAGAAATCTATGAAATTGGGACTTTTTGAGCTGAAGCAAACCACTATCAACAAGCCGGATGGTACCATGCTTGTCACGACCACGACCAAAGTAACCGGCAAAGGACAAGTATATTTCGTGAATAAATTCCTATCCAAATAAAAAACAAGCGGTGCGAAGCTGCACCACACAACAGTATAACAATGGACGAAATTACCACAATCCTTGACAGTACAAGACCTGTTTCTGACATTATCAGTGATTTGAAAGAAAAATCAGTGGATGTGCCGGAATGGAGCAAGTCGCTGAAAGATTACGATCCTTCCAGACATAAAATTGTAACTGATAAATTTTCTCGTAAAGACAAAATAAAATCTGATGGAAGAGTCGAGCCGGCTTCGCGTATTCATCTTGGTCTGGAGAAACTGCTTGTGAAACGTATTACGGAATTCGCTTTCGCTATTCCCGTCAGACGTGTCTACCATAATACGGAAGAAAATGAAAAACGCCAGCAGATAACCAAAGCTATTGAAGCAATCTATAAATATGCCCGTATAGATTCCGAAAACATCAGACGTGGCAATGCCTATTTTGCATCCTGTGAAATTTTCACCATCTGGTATGTGGTAGAGAGACCCAACACACTATACGGATTCAACAGCAAGTATAAGCTGAAAAGCAAGACATACTCGCCGATGGACGGGGTTAGATTATATCCCTTGTTTGACGAGTGGGGAGACATGATCGCCATGTCCTTCGAATATAAGAAGAAGATAAAGGATAAGGAGGTCACTTTCTTTGAGACATATACCGCTGACCGTCATTACAAGTGGAAACAACAGGGGGAAGCCAGCTGGATTGCTGTTACAGATCCCGAAAGGATTATCCTCAAAAAGATTCCCGGAGTTTATGCATACCGCCCCGCTCCTGTTTTTCATGGACTAGAGCATATCCGTGAGGAAATTGAATACACGCTCTCCCGTAACTCAGACGTGATAGCCTACAATTCCGCCCCCTTATTGAAAGTGACAGGCGAACTTGTCGGTGACGAGGACAAGGGAGAGGCCCGCAGATTGTTCCGTCTAAAGAATGGCGGTGACATAGCTTATGTTTCATGGACCCAGGCCATAGAAGCCCTGAAATATCATGTGGATACATTGCTCAAGCTTTTCTTCATGCAGGCCCAGATGCCAGACCTATCTTTCGAAAACATGAAAAGTCTTGGTAACATAGGTTTTGATGCCAGACAAATGATATTGTCTGACGCCCATCTGAAAATCGGGGATGAGTCAGGTGCCTGGATAGAGTTCTTTGAACGGGAGTGTAATGTCATCAAAGAATTTCTGAAAATGATGAATACTTCATGGGCTGATGAGATTGACAATATAGAAGTTGAGCATGTCATTACTCCGTTTATTCAGAATGATGAGGACGCGCTGATTAACAGATGTATGAAAGGGAATGGAGGCAAAGCGATATTCAGCCAGCTTGAATCCATCGAAATGGCAGGTTACTCCAATGATCCCAAAGGAACATTAAACCAGATTCAAAAAGAAGACAAAGCGGACCGACAGGCAAGGATGAACAACTTGTTTGAAGGTGCCGAATAGTAAATAACAAATATGGGAAATATGAAAAATATTGTATTTAAAGAACAAGAAGGCGTATTTGTCGCAGATTTCGCCTCTGAAGGCAATTGTGTAATTCAAATAGACAACGGAAATGTTGAACCGCTAAAAATCTACCGGCACATGCCTGAAATGGAACCAAGTGCCTATGATGCGATTCCACTTCACGATCCCTATCAGCGGGTAATCGACCTTTGTGTACCTGCCGGGATAATGATTCGCATTGTCAGTACTACCGCTGTTACTGCCGCTAAGATGATTGTATTACCTCAAGCGAGTGGTAATGGCTCATCCGTAACCGGGGCAACCGCCAGCGTTGATGCGAATGTAGGTACACCTTCTGTGGATGTAACAATGAAAGAAGGCAAGCTGAATTTCGCTTTTAAGAACCTCAAAGGGCAGAAAGGAGATACAGGTGTAGTTGGCGCCAAAGGTGATAAAGGTGAACAGGGACAAACTGGGCCCAAAGGAGATAAAGGCGATGCCGGTGCAAAAATCAAATCAATAGCTTTGACTATCAAAGGTACAATCATTACCGGCACAGCGACTCTGACCGATGACAGCACTGCCTCTATTACCGGTACATATACTCCTGGAGAATAATTAAATTACTACAGATATATGAAAAAGTATATTGGAACAAAACAGATTGAAGCAGAACCTATGACAAGAGGTGATGCGTGGGGAAAACATCTTCTTAGAGAAAAACCGTCAACGGAAAATTTTGATGATGAGGGTTATCATGTCCGTTATGAAGATGGATATGAAAGCTGGAGTCCTAAAGATACGTTTGAAAAGGCGTATAATATTGCCGAAACACCAGTTGACCGTATGCAGATAGAAGCCGAAGAACTCAATGGAAGATATGTAAAGTTGGCCATTTTCATAGATTCAGGGAAAATGGATGAAGTCGTTAATGATATATACAACAAGTGTTTACTGGAAATGCAGTGCTATACTATGTTCGACTATATTCGGCTTCTTGATACTCGCATACAGCGTATGCAAGGATCTGATGGCGCAAAAGTACGAAAGATGAATTTTGGCATGGCTATTATGGCTCTCAAAGCAGGTTATCCAATTCGTAGAAGTGGATGGAACGGGAAAGGATTAATGGTATTCAAACAGGTTCCAGCTCATATAGATAGCGACATTATTCCAAAGATGCAATCTCTTCCGCAATCGGCAAAAGACCTTATTCTGAAAGGTAAGGGATTTATTGACTATACAAGCCAGTGTCTTATCTACAACGAGAACACTGGGCGTGCTGATTCATGGGTTCCGTCTATTAGCGATGTGTTTGCCGATGATTGGGAGATTGTTCAATAGCCTATCTGCCACGTGTAGAAAATGTAACGGGTGCGTTGGATGTCTGTAACGCTGGCGCACCTTGCTAAATAAGTAAATAACATGAAAGTACCAATAGATAATATGACTTTCGCTGAAAGTGAATACCACAGAGGCAATAAGATATGGAATGCTCAAACACTTTATAATTTCGCGAAAGCAAAGGAATACCCTGTACGTGATATGCCATTGTGGAATATAGACCTGACTGTTGAACCATTTGAGTGTAGTCAGCTTCATAGCTTCATCTTTCAATGCAAACGTGTTCGTGATTGTTCTTTAGACCACCCTATTATATTGGATGAAGTAGGACAAATAGCAGACGGATACCATAGATTATGCAAAGCTATCTTGGAAGGTAGGAAAACGATTAAGGCTATCAGGCTGCTGGAAATGCCGGCACCTGATAGAATTGAAGAATAACGCCATGTCAAAAAAGATGATACCCTCTAACATATCCTCATACCATTGCAAGGATTGTGTGCATTCGTATGACCGACATGAGAAGAACTTGAAAGGTGAGTTCTTCATGTGCCGTTGTCCATTTTTCACTTCCAGCCGCTTTCTTAACCGTGACGTATGTGACAAGTTCAAGAAAAAAGTGAGCTAATCTTAAAAACAGAACAATCTTTTTTGTCTTACCCCCCATGTTTTTTCTACCCACTCCAAAAAATAGCTTAAAAACAGAATAGTATGGCAAAACCAAACATTCCAAATCAGAAGAAGAAATATCAGGAACTCAGCAGCCGGATAAACAGATATGTTGCCCTTGTTGAGCAGATATACGATACTCTTAATCTGGAAGCCGCAAAGATTGCATTGAATACTGAATATGATGCCGACATTGGTACTGTCTTCAAGTTTTCTGACTATCCGCAAACCAAGAAGTCTATTGCGGACATTCAAGCTCAGTTCGTAGATGATATTCGGTCTGTTATCTATCGTGGTACTTCTGATGAGTGGAAGAATAGCAATGAGGTACAAGATTTGATGGCTGACAAGGTTCTGAAAGCCTATACCGCCACTATTGATAAAGAAAAGTACAAAGTTCTCTATCAAACCAATTCTGATGCTTTGAAAGCATTTCAGAACCGCAGGGACAGAGGGTTTGATGTATCGGCTAAACTCTGGCAACAGTCCACCGTTTACAAGGAGGAACTGGAAGCCGCCATCTCCTGTGCTATTCAGAAAGGAACAAGTGCCGTTGCCCTAAGCAAGCAAATATCCAAACACCTCCTTGATTTTCCATCGCTCCAAAAAGACTACAAAGAGAAGTACGGAAGTGCAGAACATCTAAAAGATTGTGAATACCGTTCTATCCGGTTGGCTCGGTCTGAAATCAATATGGCTTACCGGACCGCCGAAAATGAGCGTTGGAAGCAAATGGACTTTGTGGTAGGTTATGAAATCAAACGCTCCGGAAGAGAGTTTCCTTGCACTGTATGCGAATCCCTTGCCGGGAAATATCCCAAGGATTTTACTTGGGTTGGTTGGCACCCGAATTGTTATTCCGATGACAGCGAAGTGCTTACAAACAGAGGGTGGAAACTGTTTAAAGATGTATTTGATGATGATTTGATATTGTCATTGAATCCTACTAACAGAACACCTGAGTGGGTAGAGTTTACGGATAGGCAGTGTTACCGATATAATGGTGACATGATACACTTTTTCAATAAATCATTGGACTGTTTGGTCACACCGGAACATAATATGGTTTATTTAAACAAGAATGATGGCAGGATAAAGAACTGCCAAGCTAAAGAGTACACAAAGGGGAAAGGGGCTTTTTATAGAGGATGCGAATATGAGTCGGAAGATGTTGCATTTTATGAGATAGACGACATCAGAATACCATTTGACCTGTTTTGTGAGTTTATGGGGTATTGGCTTTCAGGCGGGAGTACAATGGGAAACGCCGGGGTTGTTATCTCCCAACAAGAAGATGAGCCTGCACGGGACAGAATTGTAAACTGCGTGAAGCGTATCGGATTTGAGCCACATTTAGACAAGCAAAAAGTTGCATTTTATAGTACTCCAATAAGGAATTATCTGAAAATATTCGGCAAGTGTTCCCATAAATTTATACCGTCTGCGATAAAGAATGCATCTGTCAGACAGATCAGAATATTTCTTAATGCCTTTATGCTTTGTGATGGATACAGGCGACCATGCAAATCTTTTGTAGGTAATCATGGAACAGAGTTTAAGTCAGACAAGGATGAAATCCTCTATTTTACCGTATCTGAACGTATGGCAGGGGATTTGTCTGAGCTTATTCTGAAATCCGGGAATCGTCCGTCCTTTTCAGTGAACAAGGCTGGAGTGTCGCACAAAAGCAACGGAAGTATCATAACTTCAAACTACGATTGTTATTCAATCCGTGAATGCTATTCCGTCACGGCGACAGTGTTCCATAAAGAGATTCAGCATTACGATGGGTTTGTATATGACCTTACTTTGGAGAAAAACCATATCATGTATATCCGTCGCAATGGGAAATGCTTTTGGGGGTCTAATTGCAGATGCTATAAAATTCCTATCCTCAAAACAGAAGAAGAATTTTGGGAATGGGACGGACGTAGTGAAGCAAGTACTGAAAGTGTGAACGAAGTGAAAGATGTGCCGGACAGCTTCAAGAAGTGGATAAACGATAATATTCATCGAACTAAAAGCTGGGATAACTCCCCTTATTTCATTCGGGATAATGGGAAGTATATCCGTGAAGATTTCAAGGTAAATGTCTATAACAAGACAGAGAAAGCATTTGTGCGGAAACGTAGGACTAATCTTGCCATGAGCCGTGTGGAATATTACAACCGGACTTATCCAAATATCCTGGAAGTACAGCAGGCTGCTGTAAATGCCTACACACAGGCTGTAGGAGAAACCAACAAAGGAGCCACCAGCCGTGAAATTAATCGCAGGCTTCGCAATGGTACTGACGATGAGTATGTGGATGTGGCAAGTACATTGATAAGTCAGGCTCTTGCCAAACTCCCCAAACATGAAGGTGTTGTATATCGTGGTGAAACCATGAGCATGAAGAAGCTACAGGAACGTTTTCTGGACCGTATCGGTGACGTGGTTTCGGATAAAGGTTTTGTGTCTTCCAGCCTGTATGAAGATACTCCAAGAAAGTTTGTTTCCCATGCCGGAGTACCTAAAAGCCATAAAAGGGTTATCTTTGAAATTCAGAGTAAAAATGGGCGAAATATTAGTAAAATATCGGAATTTAATGGTATCTTTACATTAGAAAACCAACATGAAATTTTGTTCGATAGGCGGACGAAATTCTTGGTTAAAAAACGCAGAATAGAGGAAGATGGTATTTACAGAATTATTTTGATAGAGCAATGAAAAAGCAGAAGAAATACGAAATAATAAGTGAAACTGATAAAGTCGTTACTTTTAAGTATGATGGTGCAGAATGCAGCTATGCAAAAGCTTGCTACTCTTCCATAGATGAAGTTATCAAAGAAATAGATGAAGAAAGGGTAAGAGAAAAGGAAGTAGACAAGCGTATCGCTTCCCAACGTGACACTATGACACCCGAAGAACGTGAGCGTCAGGATGAAGCCGACCGCGTGGTCTTTGAGCGTTGGCAGGATGAAGCTAACACCAATCTCTATTTGACCGGAGTGGTTGATGAAGATGAAGACCCGGATTTCAACCCGTTCAGAAAAAAACAATGATTAGCCTTTGATTTTATCGTAAAAAAATTACGGAACTATCAAAATAATACGTATCTTTGCTATTGAATCAAGTTAAAATCAATATGCTAACAAAATTTGCAGTAACAAATTATAGAGGATTTGCCAATCGTATTGAGTGGGATTTATCCAATCCTGCCAATTATGAGTTTAACAGATCTGTGATTAAAGATGGTGTCATAAAGAATGGTATCATATATGGTCCAAATGGATCAGGCAAGACGAATTTTAGTTTGGCTATATTCGATATAGAGAATCATTTATCTCCGAAATGGAAGAAAATAGATTACTATGTGAATTTCATTTATGCAGGTAACAATGATGGAGTCGTCAAATTTGAATACACATTCAAATTTGACAATGACACAATAGATTACATATATGCCAAGAATGCTGCCGGAGTACTGGTAGAGGAAAGCTTTTTTGTAAATAGGATGAACATTTTTGAACGGAAGAATAATTTATTTCGTATTGACAAGCAACAGTTCCCTATGGACGAAAGTATAGAAAAGAACTTTCAGAGCAATGCCAACAATGTGTCTGTAATCAACTTCCTGCTTACATCTTATCCACTCAATTCAGAACATTATCTGATCAAACTCAACAGGTTTGTCAACTCCATGCTTTGGTTCAGGAATCTTGATGTCCGTGAATTTATTGGACTTGAAACAAATATAATAATGTTGGATGAGTTTATCATCACAAACAATCTACTTGATGATTTCTCCGATTTTTTACATAAAGTAAGCGGTCAGACTTTCCAGTTTATTGCACATAATATTACGGATAAGCAGATTCTTTGCCAAATAGATAAAAATGAAGTTCCATTTAGACTAGTAGCATCAACAGGTACACAGTCGTTACAATTATTGTATTTTTGGCTGAAACGTATGGATGAAGCCTCGTTTGTCTTTATAGATGAGTTTGATGCTTTCTATCATTTTCGCTTAGCTTTTGAGGTGTGCAGGCGGTTGTTTGCATTGGATTGTCAGATTTTCACATCGTCACATAACACATATTTGATGACGAATGACTTATTACGTCCAGACTGCAATTTTATACTAAACAATAACAAAATTAAGTGTTTGGCTGATTGTACGGACAAAGAATTGCGTTTTGGTCATAACATCGAAAAAATTTATCGCGCAGGAGCTTTTTATGATGAATAAGGAAAAAACGCTTTTTATCTTTGAGGGAGTTAAAACAGAAAGTAAACTCATAGAGAAATTAGAGCATAATTTCTTGGGCAAAACGAATTCCATAAAATGTGTATTTGATGCCGAGATATACCAATTATATCGTGCCATAAAAGAAGAAAAAGAGTTTTCAATAGATATAGTTTCCTTATTAAAAGAACGTACAGCAGAGAACGCTAAAATTCTAGAAAATTACACTCGAGACAGTTTTGCCTATATATATTTGTTTTTTGACTATGATGCTCATTCTACGTTGGCAGATGACAATAAAATAAAAGAAATGCTTTCTCTCTTCAATGACGAAACTGAAGAAGGAATGCTTTACATCAGTTATCCAATGGTGGAAGCCATACGACATTTCAAGGATTTAGAAAGCTTTAAGTCTTTGACAGTAAAATGCAAACGTAAGAATTGTCCATATAAAGAAGAATGTCATAACAAGGAAGAATGCTTGAAAGAACCTCATTACAAAAGTGTCGCTGCATCAGATAGCAGACCACAATTATCAAATGTAAATTCATATACAAAAACAGTTTGGCAAGAACTGATTACTGCCCATTTATGCAAAGCTAATGCTCTTGTCAATGATGCTTTTACTATGCCTACTTCTTTGATATCGCAGGAAGCTATCTTTTCAAAACAATTAGAAAAACACATTTGTCATAAATGCCCCGAAGTTGCAGTATTAAGCGCATTTCCTCTTTATGTACTGGATTATTTTGGATGCGAAAGAACCATCACGAAGTTAAACTCTTAATCAAAAATTTTGTTCTAATCTTTCAATCATTTTACTTATGATGAAGCAAAACGCTTATTCAGGATTTTGGGTTAGGATCATTTATTGAATATCCCTAAAGGACTTGGACACGATGTAGCTTTTAAGGCTTAACATTTAAATCAACGCTTCTAATTAATATTAATATTGGAGGCGTTTTTTTTACTTCGCTTCGTATTACGTTTTTTCACTTGTTATAACGATATCTCATAGAAATTCAGTATATTTGTTACTATATCATCATGCACCGAATAGATGATACGATGTTCAGAATTAATCCGCCGCGACCAATATCCGGCTAATTCATATTTTAATGGCTCCGGCTTGCCGATTCCTGTATATGGGTACTCCGCGATATCTTTCAGCAAATCGGTTATCTTTTTCATGATAGCCTTATTACCTGATTTCTTCCAATATTCACGGTCTTTTTCCGCCTGTTCAAGGAAGATTTAAAACCAATCATGTCCACTTCAAAAATAATATTCGATGCAGCAGTTTCCGAATTAGAAAACTTTGGCACAACATCTTGACGGACTATTTTCCCAATCTCATCAGCCAAATCACCTGCTATTTGTTTGCAAATCTCGAAGTTTTTTACGAATATTGTATATTAATCATATATCATCATTTTATCCCATAAAATCCATAACAAACAATTTAATTAACTGCCGCTAAGTTAAAGACTCAGTGGTGTCTAAAAAACCTTGGTGATAGCTTGGCATTTCCTGCCATATAACCAGCGAACATACTAAAAAGATACACTAATTATCATAAAAAAGCGATTAATTTATTTGAATATCAAATAAATTAGTATATTTGCATATGAATAGCGTATGGAGATGTACGCCACGTTGTGACCCGTTTCATTATAGCACAACAGGACATGAAAGCTCATTGCTCTAAGAGTGTTTTTAAGTTCTACGGAAATAGTCTGCTGGCATACATTTACCGTGCAGACTATTTTATCTAATAACTTAAAATTCATTCTACAATGGACAGAAGACAACAAGTTTTTGTAAAGTTGAAACTTAAAGCGAAGGCGTTAGGGTTCAACTCAAAGGAATTAAAGGGTATCGCCGCCAAGATTGCCGATAACCTTGAATCCCAAGAAGATGCCTCCGAAGAGGATGTAAACGCAGAGATTGACGAAAAGATCGAAGCGGTTCTCCCCTACCTCACTTTCGGCCAGTCGCAAGCCAACCGTCTGCTTGACGAATGGAAGAAAAACCACCCCGAAGCGGAACCGGACGATGAACCGAATGACAACTTTCCGGATGATACTCCGAAACCAGCTTCAAAGAAGAAACCCCAAGACAAAGAGGAAAACAAGGACGAAGAGCCTGCATGGTTCAAAGCTTACAGAGAACAACAGGATGCCCGATTTGCTGCATTGGAGGGAGAGAAGACCAGCTCCTTGCGCAAAAGCAAACTTGAAAGTCTCTTGAAAGATACAGGCACATTCGGCAACCGCACATTAAAAAGCTTCTCTAAAATGAATTTTGAGAATGACGAGGAGTTCGAACAGTTTCTATCTGAAGTCGAAGAGGATTTAAAGGCTTACAACCAGGAACGTGCCGATGCCGGCCTCTCCACATTGGGAACGCCGCCTGCGGCAGGAACAGGAAAGCCTGATAAAGAAATTGAATTATTAACGGATGCAGAAATTGACAGTATTGTCAATAACTTCTAACCGCATCAAAAAAAGTAAAGGACAATGCCAGGAACAGTAAATTTGTCAAACGAGCTTGAATCGTTTGAGACCAGAATGGATTCAGTGGTTATCCGTCGCAAAGGTGGAAGAATTATCGGTGGCCGCTCTCTGAACATGGAAGGCTTCAATGAAAAATATGTAAAAGCCGGACATATTATCATCCACAGTACAAATGATGAATATGACTACAAGCCCATGCCCGTGTCAGATAATGCGTATTCCTCACTTCCTGAGAATTACGAATATGCTGGAATATGGGTGCGCACGACACCTGCAAGTGATGCAAGAGGAGCCATCCAATATGACGGAGAGATCAACGACAAGGCCCTGCCCTACCCTATTGACAGTATCAAAGCTGCCTTGAAGACCGCACTGCCTTCATTATATTTCATGCACGATTAAAAATAAAGGAGGAAAAATAAAATGATTGCATCACAATTTGCAGATTTATCCAAGCGTATTTTCCCGAAGTTACAGAATATCGTGGAAAAAGAGAGAGGCGAGCGCAATGGTGCAAAAAAACGCACTTACTTGCATAAGACCATGTTACGTAAAGTATATTCCGCTGACCAGAAATGGACCAGCGCATCTATCGATACCACATACGTAAGAGCGGACACCGTTTCCATGAACTCTCCGCTTCCCATCAAGAAGCGTGATTCACTGGCCCATGCCAGCGGCACACTGCCCAAACAGGGTATCTCCCGTGTAATGGAAGAATCCGACATCAATACCATCAACATCATGAAGGCCCAGGGTGCAAAATGGACACAAATAGCATCCAAACTGACGGAAGACCCTTTGTTCTGCTCCATCGGGCTGGACGAATCCAATGAGGCGAATTTTCTGACAGCCTTATGCGAGGGGGTTGTAGCGGTTGAGGATCTGACCAATGTCGGAACAGCACTGCGTGTCAATTTCGGTTACCTGCCGAAAAACGGATTTGGTGTGACCACTCCCGGCGAGATAACCTTGGATGACATAGAACGTGTGCTCGCCGCAGCTGACGGAGACGGCAATTCCATATCAGTCATCTGTATCGCCCTGTCAACCTACAAAAAACTGCGCCAGACACAAGGAGCCAAAGAACTCGCCGCCACATACAGAGGGCAGATTTTCGACAGTGATACCTCGCTGCCCACTCCTACCTCATCATTGTTTGACGAGGCTTTCGCCGACCAATATAACGGTGTCAGATTCCTGAAGATTGACCGTTCGATCATTTATGAGAAAAACGGTGTACGCAAGGCTTACAAACCGTGGAACGCAAACCGCTTGGTTTATCTGACTACCGAAAATGTCGGCAGTTTGGTCTGGGGGACATTAGCAGAAAAGACAAGCCCGGTGGAAGGAGTGGTTTATACCACAGTTGATGAGATGAAACTTATCAGCCGTTTCAGAACCGCTAACCCTTTGGTGGAAACTACCGCTGGACAGATGCTTGCGCTTACCGTGATTGAAGGAGTAGACCAGATTTATTATCAGGATATCACCGATGCACAAACTGTTGACGCAGAAAAGGAGGCCCAAGATTCAACAGATGTGAAAGTCACCATCTGGGGACATACCTACAAAAAAACGGAGTTCGTTCAGGAGCTTAACAAGATAACCGGTGGCAAGCTGACTGCGAAATCTGCCGATGAAAAGATCATCGCCCGTGTCAACGAACTGAACGATGAAGATGAAGCCACTTTAAAAGCCACAGTGGAATCACACAAGTCTGAATAATGTATGAAAACTGTCCTGCAAGCATTGAAAGATGAAGTCCACTACAAATTAAGTAGTGGCTTCTTTGAAAACCGTTTGCTTGAAAGAAGTCTGGACGGAAATGAAATATGCACCATCGACATTCTTAAAAGCAAACCGTTCAAAGGTGCTGTGGCCGACTGTCTCATGAGCCTGATTCAGATGCCCAACTTTACAGAAGGAGATGTTTCCTTAAGTCTATCTGACAAGGATAATATACTGACGTTAGCCAACGGCATCTATAATTCAATAGGCGAAACAGAAAAAAACATTGGTGAACCGATAGTCTATATAGGAAAATAATCATGATACTTGATGATAGACCACATAAGCTGCAATATCTTATTACCACTCCCGGTTACGAAGACAAGAACGGCGATTACCACCAGGGTGAAAGCCGATGGGAAGGTGATATCCCATGCCGGAATGTTCCGGCCGGAAAAGCTGAACAAAAGCAATTTGAGGACGGAGCAGTCCGTACCTATTCAGCCACGATACGTCTTGATGCTGAATGCCGGGAATTTACTGTTGGAGATCATGTGAAGTTATTCCTGTCAGGAGATATCGTTAGAGAATGTGAGGTCAAAGGGTTTCATCGTTATCAACTATATGCGAAACTATGGGTATAAAAATGACGACACCTGCAAGTCGGATAGACACCCTTATCAATAAGGAAAAAGAACGTGTTGAAATGTTAACTGTCCGCGCCCTCTCCTACCTTGGAGAATTGTGTGTGATCGAAGCAAGGAACAGACCGCAGGAGATAAGCTGGTATGACCGGTCAGGAAACTTACGCAGTTCGATTGGCTATGCCATTATCCACAACGGAAAAATACTTGAATACTCAGATTTCACACAAGTACGACAAGGTAATGAGGGAGTCAGGAAAGGCAAGGCACTTATTGAGGAATTGTCTAAAAAATTCGCGAATGGCTACGCACTTGTTGTAGTAGCCGGAATGAACTATGCTGAATTTGTGGAAGCAATGGAAAATAAGAATGTACTTGCATCCGCCGAACTGTTTGCAAGAAAGGAACTACCGGGAATGATGAGTAAACTGAAAAAGCAACTTGCATCATGATGAAGTCTGATATTGAAATCAAAGATGATATTTACAAACACATCAAAGGTTCCCTTTTGGAAAAAGTCGTGAACGGAAAACTTTGCAAGGCATCAAAAAGACCATCCAACTCTGACAGGGAGGATATAGTCATATCAATCCTTGAAAATGGAAGCGGACAGATACAGGAAGCTTTCGTGAATGTGAACATTTATGTAAAGGACAATATCCGTAATGGCGAGGCGGAAATGAATGATGCACGCTGTAGAGAACTTTGCAAAGTCGCTATCCAAGTATTGGAAACAGGGCATGGAGAAAGCTACCGCTTCACGCTGAATAAACAAAGGGTGCTTGAAGTGAACGGAAAGAACGAGCACTTCATTAACAATAAACTATTATATTCATTCAATAACGAATAAGATCATGGAATTATCTTGGGGAAAATGTACTATCAAAATTGGAAAGCTGCAAAGCAGCGGAGAAGCTCCTTCATCTTGGATTGATATACCGACACCTGTCGAGAACTCTACAAAATTGACACCTACAAAAGGTGCGAAGAAAGAGGCCAAGATTGAAGGTGGAGAAAACGAGGCTGTCAAGTATGCGGCAAACACCTATACGTTTGAGTTTGAAATCCGGGCTGGCAAAGGCCGTAGAAAACCGGTGGAAGATACAGATGGTGTGATTACAGGTGAATACGCTGTCAAGCTCCAGCCTGAAGACAAAACTGTTGAAGGTATCATAATCGACAGAAGCGTGTTGTCCTTGGAGGATACATACGACACAGATAATGGCACCAAGTGGAAATATACCGCTGACGTATTGAAACCTAAGACCGGCAATCAGGTAAAATTCGAAGTCGTAAATTTTAATGGTGCCGGCAGCCTTCGAGTGATCATCACAGATGATGGCGGAGCCGGCATGTGGAAATTATCTACAGAAACGGACTGGCATCATAGCGGTACTTCAATTACCACAAAAGCCGGTCTTGTGACAATCATATATAAAGATATCGAAGGAAAAACACTGCCTACACAGACATCCGCTACTGTTAAAGATGGGGAAACAGTTGAAGTAAACGCGGTGTACACTTCTGCCGGATGATAATTTTCCATTCAGAGAACAGGCAAACGGAAAGACGTCCTTTACAGGTTGGAGGATAAACCTGCATCAAATTTATGATTTATGAATGACAAAGAGCGAAATATTGAGATGGATGTGGCCGACGCCATCATGGAAAGACCTGCCGGCTTTACCGTTGGCAAGCGGTCTTTCTTTATCCATCCCGTCACACTCGGCAAAATGTATCTTTTGGCCAGATTATTTGATTCCCTCGAAATAAGCAAACAGGTTGTTTCCACCAATCCTTATATGGAAGCCATAAGGATCTGCAAAACGAAACGTGATATTGTCTGCCGCATACTCTCCTACTCCACGTTCAACCGGAAGAACGATTTGTTCGACAATAGCAAGGTGGATAAGCGTACAAAATTGTTTTCCCGAACACTCTCTGAGGAGGAACTTGCTACCATACTGGTTCTCATTCTTACAAGTGATAATATGGATACCTTCCTGCGGCATTTCGGAATAGACAAAGAAAATACGGAAAGAAAACGGATAGCCAAAGTAAAAAAGAACAATAGCAGTATCTCATTCGGAGGCAACAGCACCTACGGAACAATGATAGACTTTGCCTGCCAAAGATACGGATGGACTTTTGATTATGTGGTATGGGGCATCAGCTATATCAATCTAAGGATGTTAATGGCTGATGCCATCACGACTGTATATCTGTCCTCTGACGAAATGAAACAACTCGGAATATCTGGTTCAGAAGAAATAATCGATGCCGGGAATCCAAAGAACAGGGAACGTATCAAAGCCCTGCTTGAGGAATGAATCGGAAAAACAGAACAATATTTTCATAATCAGTCAAAAAAATTACGGGGTCTATAATTTTATAACAAGAAAAATAGAACAAATGTCATGTCAATGCACATGATACCCATCAAATCGAAAAGACTATGGCTGGATTGCATTTTGATATAACTGGGGATAACTCCAACTTTTTACGCAAGCTAGAAGAAGCACGCAACGGAGTACGCAACACATCAAGACAAATTGAAGAAAGCGGGCTGAGTATTGAGAAGATATTTGGAAGACTGACCACGGCCGCAGCCACTTTCGGAATCAGTCTTGGAGCGCAGCAGCTCATCAGTGACATAGCTCGTGTACGCGGCGAGTTCCAGCAGCTTGAAGTGGCATTCCAGACAATGCTTGGAAACAAGGAACAGGCGGACACACTAATGTCCCAACTGGTACGTACCGCCGCCATCACTCCATTTAACCTTCAGGATGTAGCCAATGGTGCGAAACAACTGTTAGCCTATGGTACGGAGGCTAAAGATGTGAATGATACGCTTGTCCGGCTTGGGGATATCGCGGCAGGACTATCCATCCCTTTGAACGATCTGGTCTGGCTGTATGGTACCACCATGACACAAGAAAGGCTCTTCACACAGGACCTACGTCAGTTTATGGGACGTGGAATTCCATTGGCCGATGAACTTGCCAAACAATTCGGAGTAACCAAAGACAAGGTAGGCGAACTTGTGACAGCAGGAAAAGTAGGATTCCCCGAAGTGCAGAAGGCCATTGAATCCATGACCAATGAAGGCGGCAAATTCGGCGGTCTGATGGAAGCACAATCCAAAACCATTACCGGACAAATAAGCAATATCGAAGATGCAATTGACACCATGTTCAATAAAATCGGAAAGCAAAACGAGGGTGTCATCAACAAGACCTTGTCCGGCATGTCTTACCTGGTGGAGAACTATGAGAAGGTAGGTCGGTTATTGACCGGACTTGTTGCTACATACGGTTCATACAGGGTTGCAGTCATGACCGTAACAGCCATTCAGTCGCTTCAAACCTCCGGCATAGCTGCCCAGACTGTAGCGGAACGTGCCCACTACGGATGGCTGGTCTTGCAGACAACAGCACAAAAAGCGTTGAACGCTGTCATGCTTACTAATCCGTATGTGTTATTGGCAACGGCAGTTGTAGGGCTTGGAGCTGCCATGTGGGCATTATCCGACAGCACAACATCTGCTGAACGTGCTTTGGACTCGTATAACAAGAAAATAGAAAAACTAGACACGGACGAAGAAGATCGGAAACGTACTTTGGAAGGTCTTGTTAGCACCATTAATAGCGAGGTGGAAGCCGAGACCACTAAACTTAAAGCCTTAAAAGACATTGAGAAACTATATCCTGTACTTTTTAAGAAGTATGTCGATGAGAAAGGTCATATACATGACTTGACTGGGTTTTGGAAGGCATATAATGAAGAGGTTTCAAAATCCAGAACACAGTCAAAACAGGCTATAGTCGAATCTTTGGAACAACAAATAAAAAGTGCAGAATGGGCTTATAATCTGGCAAGGAAAGAGAACAACCGTTCCGAAATGAAGGTTCAGGCACAGCGTATCGAAGACCTGAAGAATGAATTGGTAAACGCAAGAAAAGATGTCTTGTCAGAAATCAATACCCAATTGGAAGTTGAGAACAGACAGGAAACACAAGAAACTACATATCAAGAGGATTTGGCAAATGCTAAAGTCGAATGGGAGAAAGCGAAAAAAGGGTATGAGGCCTTAATCAAAGATCAGACGGCTACATCGAAACAGGTGAAAGAAGCCAAAGATAAGATGGAGGCATCCGAAAAGACATACAAGGAGCTGGGCGGAGTAACCGGAAGCGCACTGACCAGACAGGAAAATCTAGCAAAAAAGCAAAAAGAAAATCAGGAAAAGCTAGACGGGCAACTTCTTTCACTTCACCGTCAGAACCAACAGGATGAAATCAACCTGATGGGAGAAGGCACGGAAAAGAAGTTGAAACAGATTGACCTTGATTATCAGAAACAGATTGATGCGATAAGAAAACAGGAGGAAGAATGGAGCAAAGCCGGTAACGGTAAGCTGACCGACAAGCAGGCACAGAAAATTTCAGAAGCTTATACCAATGCCGAAAGTATGAGAGATAAAGATATTTCCGATGTAACTGAAGGACAGCTGAAAGCCGAACAACAGGCTTTGAACGACTACTTGAAAGAATATGGCACGTTCCAGCAGCAGAAATTGGCTATCGCCCAAGAGTATGCGGAAAAAATAAGGAAAGCACAGGAAGAAAACGGTGTTAATAGTGCACAAGTAAAGTTACTGGAGAAACAACGTGATGTTGCCATACAGAACAAGGAAACAGAAGCCATAAAAGCCAATATAGATTGGGTTACTGTGTTCGGTGAGTTTGGTTCCATGTTTTCCGACATGATAAAGCCCGCCTTGGACGAAGCGAAAAAATATGTACGGACTGACAAGTTCAAGAACTCCGATCAGGCAAGCCAGAAATCATTGATTGACGCCATCAGCCAGATGGAAAAGTCTTTGGGTGGTACAAGTGGAGTCAACTTCAAGAAACTTGGAGAGGATGTAAAAGCCTATCAAATAGCAGAACAGAATCGTATCAGTGCCATAGGGATTGAAACAGCTGCTTTGGAAAGACTAAAGAAATCACAGGATGATTACACCAAAGCGCAGAAGGGCGGAACGGAAAGTGAGAAACAAGCCGCAGCAAACGCTCTTGAAACAGCACGGCAGAATGCTGACATTGCATCCGCCAATGTGAAGACACAGACTGATATCGCCAATCAGGCCCAGCGTAATGTGACTGATACCGCCACCAGACTGAAAGCAAGCATGGAAAATTTGTTGGGAGGCTTGCAGCAGATTTCATCCGGTGGATTGTATAACGCATATAGCGGAATTATCAAAACCGTGAACGGATTCAAGGATGTCATAGGAAAAACGTCAGAATCTCTTAAGGAGGTTCCCATTGTCGGATGGATTCTGTCCATCATTGACGTACTCAAAGACGGATTAAGTGATCTTGTCGGTGGTCTGCTTGATGCTGTTCTGAACGCTGTCAGTGGAATTATCGGTGATGTCTTGTCAGGGGATTTGTTTGTCACAATCGGCAAGTCATTGAGGAACGGCATAGGAAACATCCTGAACGCAATCTCATTCGGAGGCTTCAACTCCCTGTTTGGAATAGGTGGAAACGCCAAGGAAGTACAGGAAACGATAGACAGGCTGACGGACAGGAATGAAACTTTGCAAACGGCCATCGAGGATCTGACTGACGAGATGAAGGCAAGCAAGGGAATGAAATCGGTTGAATCTTACAGGGAAGCTGTAAAGTATCAGGAGGAAGTCAATAAAAACTATCTGCAAATAGCAAAGGAGCAAGCCGGATATCATAAGAGCCACGGCAGCTGGCAGCATTATCTGAAATGGACGGATGAAATGCTGGAACACGCAAGAAAAGCTACCGGCATGCAGGATTTCTCCGGCACCGATTCCTTGTGGAATCTGACCCCCGAACAGATGAAGGCTCTACGGTCGGACGTATGGTTATGGGATATCATGGAATCTTCCGGTAAGGGAGGTTACGGTGAGCGTGTTACCGACAAGCTGGATGATTATATAGAGCAGGCAGGAAAACTGGAAGAACTGACCGACAGTCTTTATGAGGGCCTGATCGGAATGTCATTCGATTCCATGTATGACAGTTTTATAAGCAGTCTGATGGATATGGAGAAGAGTGCGGAGAATTTTGCTGATGACATATCCAAATATTTCATGCAGGCGATGCTGTCAAATGCCATCGGTGAACAGTTTAGTGACAAACTGAGGACATGGTATGATAAATTCGGTGAAGCCATGAAGGATGATGGTACGCTTGACAATAATGAGCGTAAGGAGCTGATGGATGAATACATGGGTTATGTGGACGAAGCCATGAAGCTCCGTGACGAGCTTGCCGCAGCAACCGGATATGACAAGATTTCACAGGAGTCCTATTCCCAATCTTCTTCATCAAGAGGGTTCGGCACTGAAATGACACATGAAGATGCAGGAGAACTAAGCGGTAGGTTTACAGCATTGCAGATTGCAGGAGAAGAAATAAAAAATGCCATGCTGAATACGCTGGCGGTGGCACAAGCCATATCCTCATTTGCCAAAGACAACAATACAATGTTGACTGAGATAAGAAATCTGATGATTTCATCCAACGGTCACCTTGAAAGTATTAACAAATACACCAAACTAATTTATAAGTTTGGAGACAAGCTTGACGAAATAGCGAAAAATACAAAAAGTATATAAATATGCCACAAGAAGAACTGTTTATTAATGGAAAGGACGCTTATACCACATGGGGAATAAGCATGGATGACACTGCACTGTCCGCCCTCATGACCCCAGCACCCAATAAGGAGTTCATTGAGAACAAGAGCCGAATGGAGCATGGAAAGCGTGTGATAACAGCTGATCCCAAAAAGGACGAGCGCGATCTTACATTACAGATAAACCTGACAGCCCCTGATAAAGATACATTCTTTGCAAGGTATGACAGCTTTTGTAATGAGTTGGATAAAGGAATACTTGAAATAAAGACAAAGTATCAGCCCAATATAGTTTACAGGACTATTTATATTTCCTGTAACCAGTTCAGCCAATTCATGCAAGGCATAGGAAAATTCGTGCTGAAGCTGAATGAGCCTAATCCCAATAACAGAAATTTCCCTTGATATTCTATTTGATTTTCAAATAAAATATATACTTTTGTTCAGCATTGTGTAAAGGCACACAAAACTTAATTATGGAACAAATCGACATCAAAGACATATCCGGTGCTATCCAGCTTACAACTTTGATCAATGAAGGCTGCAAGCGTAAGTTCACTCTGATGAAGGAGGACTACATCATGTTAAAGTTCTCCTTAGAGAATCCCATATATTTCAAACTTGGCTCATACGTGGAATGTAACTTCGGATTGTTCGAGGTGTGCGACTTGCAGAAGCCCGCATTCAACACCAATACCGCCGGCTACGATTACGAATTAAGACTTGACGCCTACTACTGGAAATGGAAAAACAAAATCTTCAAATATACCCCAGAAACGGCCGGACAGGAGGCGTCCTGGAACCTGACCGCCCCGCTTGACGTACAAGCCGGTATAGTCCTTAGAAATCTGAAAGCTCTTGGTTATGCGTATAAAGGACAAGATTTTGTTTTCTCCATTGATTCCACAGTCGAAAACAAGTCCCAGTTGATGAGTTACGACAACATCAACATCCTTGACGCTTGTTTTGAGATGGCGAAGAAATGGGATTGCGAATGTTGGGTGACTGAAAACATCATCCATTTCGGGCGTTGTGAGTCCGGTGACGCGGTGGATTTCGAGATCGGGAAAAACGTGCAGGAAATGTCACAGTCAGAATCCCAGTCCACCTATGCCACCCGTATCTACGCTTTTGGTTCCACCCGTAACATACCGGCAGACTACCGCCCCATTGACGAGACCGTGGTTGTGAACGGCGTGGTGCAGCGCAGGCTGATGCTTCCCGAAGGCACTCCTTACATTGACGCTTATCCTGATATGACTACCGAGGAAGCCGTCGAGCAGGTGGTTATCTTCGATGAAGTCTATCCCCGAAGAACGGGCATCATGTCGGATGTCACCACTATCGAAGTGACGGACAAGGTGGAGAATGAGGACGGTACAACCACCGAGGAAAAATGGAATGCCTACCGCTTTAGGGACACGGGTGTTAACTTTTCCGAGAAATATATCCTCCCCGGTCAGGAGCTGAGGATACGTTTCGCGTCCGGGCTTCTCAACGGTTTGGAGTTCGCCGTGAAGTTCAATCCTGAGGGAAAGCCGGAGAAATTGGAGGATGGCGGATGGAACCCTGAGGCACAGCTTTGGGAGATAGTCAGGAATGAGGACTATGGCAGACCGCTTCCCGGTGATGTACTCTTTCCCCAGGATGGAGATGAATATGTGCTTTCCGGCTGGGACAGCACGAAAATAACCGAACTTGGGCTTGTGGGTGCCGCCGAGCAGGAGCTGAAGGAAAAGACTGAAAAGTACGCTGCCAAATCCAAGATAGACCCGAGTACCTATGGCTGCACGATGATGTCAAATGACGCATACCGTGAGGATGGCATTCACAACCTCTACAGCATCGGTCAAAAGGTCAACCTTATCAACAAGGCTTATTTCGAGAACGGAAGGCAGTCAAGGGTTATCGGATTTGAATTCAATCTTGATTTAGCTTATGATTCCCCTATATATACTGTCGGGGAAACCGCCGCCTATTCTCGTATCGGGGAGCTGGAGGAAAAGGTTGAGAGCCTTACCCTAAAGGGACAGACCTATACGGGCGATGGTGGCAGCGGTGTGTATGTGATCGGAAGCCACGACTCCACCCCTGCGACAGACCATAACGTGTATTCCGCATTGCGCTCCTTAGTAATGTTCCTTCGTAAGGATCAAGCGGACGGAACAAATTTCTTATTGAAGTTCGGCAAGTTCATCGACTCCATGATTGCCGGTAAAGGTGCCGGTATCTATCCTGACGGGCGCGGTCAGTTCGAGCGTCTTGAGGTACGCGGCTCCGCAGTGTTCAAGGAAATCATCTATAACCGTCTGAACGCACAGGAAGGCGACACCTCATATTCCGAGAACGGAGTCATTGAGTCCGTGGCTTTAGAGAGCGACGGAACTTATACCCTGAAATTGCGCAAGCGCTGGGAGAATGACTTCACCGCATTCCAGGAGGGTGATATAGTGTACGGGATTGTAAACAACCTCTTTTCAACGGGGGAGTATTACGCCTCGTGGATGCGCGTGCTGTCCAAGAATGTCCCGGCCAACTCCATCTCGGTGTTGTCATACCCGGACAGTGAGGTGCCGGGCGGTAAAAACTATCCTCCCACAGAGTTGACGATCATTACCAGAAGAGGAAACGCCTTCAATGAGGACAGGCAAAGCTACTGGTATTTGTCCGCCACCACGGATAAATGTCTTGTCTGGCTGGAAGGAGTAACGAAGCCTGTCTTGGAACAGAACAACTATTACATGATATTGGGGCGTTTGCCCAATTTGGATTTGTTTGACAATCTCCCCGTCAACTATAAGCACTCGTACATATTCGCCCGTGCCGGCATCTTCGGTGAACTTTACCGGGTGGACTGGCAGGGACTGCCCGTACAGGAACTGGTGGACCGTGGCTTTTGGTCGGCCGAAGTCGCGTCCTCTGACAATCCTTACACCAATACGCAGGAGCGGGCGGACACGGTTTGGCACTACGGCTGCAAATGGAAGTGCCTGATGACGGGAACAGCCGACGAACCGCAATATGCGGCGGCCGGATGGGCGATGCTGGAAGGGAACCCGGAATTTACGATAGAGATCGGCAGCACAAAGGGGTGGTATTTTGATATCGAGACTTTTTCCACAACGCTATATATTACCGGCAAGCTGTACAACCGTGACGTGACAGATCATATACTTGACGCTGATGTGAGCTGGACGCGTGATACCGGGAATGTATCAGAAGATAACGCATGGGCGGTGAAGCGTGCCGGCGCCGGGAAAAATCTTCCTCTGACGATAGATGATCTCGGACCGAATTATACCAACATGCGGGTGTGTACGTTTAAAGCACAGGCGTTATTGCGTGACGGGCAGCAGTTTGAAGTGGCGGAGAATTTTGTAACATTTTAAAATGGTTTTATACAATGGCAACAAAGCAACGAAAAATAGAAATCAACTACCGGCTGTTACAAACCAGTTGTAACATCGAGGTGGTGGGCAGCGTGCCGGACATGCAGGTCTACCAGGCTGACAAAGCTGAATACACTCCGGACTATACGCTGACACCGCTGGTCCTGTTTCCGCGGTGCAACGCCACCGATCCGGAAGCGGTGACTAAAATCGGGGCGGTCAACTCCAGGCTGACCAACATGAAGTGGTACGAGCGCATCGGAACCACACGCACACTTATCACATCGACAAACACAGGCTACAGCATTACGGAGTCCGGTGACAGCAAGGGACAGATCACAATGAAAAAAAATGTCACCGTCCTAAAACCCGTCACGCTGGAGTTTTACGCGGAATATGCCGACACACGTACCGGACAGCTGTTTACTTTTCAGATGAGCCGTCTTGTCCGCGCGGTTGACGGTACGGATGCGATCCCCGTATTGACGATAGACAGCCCGTCCACGCTGGACTGGAACCCGGTGCGTGACATCACCGCACAGACCATCACGGCTAAACTGATGGTAGGCGACACGGACGTGACGGCTACGGGCAAATGCAAGTTCTTCTGGTACCGTCTGTTGTCTACGGGAGCGCTGGAGGCGATAACCACAGGAGCGGGTGACAACGACTGGGAGTTTGTATCACTGAACAAGAATGTATATAAGATTGACCGCAATTATATAGGTGATGACATCACGATTGTCTGCAAGGCCACCTATGCGGCTTCCGGGACTCCGGCATCAACCCCGGGCACATCGGACCCGGCAGTCTCTACGGTGATACGCCGCAGGATTCCGAAGATTGAAGCCGACTGGGAGGGCGTACCTACGGGTGTTCCGGATGGGACTTACGCCATCTTTCCCAGACCCGTCATTCGGGATACCATGGGGGTTATCCCGAATCCATCCGCCATGTTTAACTGCCACTGGTACGTCAAGAAGAGCGGAGATGCCGGATATGCCAAGGTTGCCGACGGATACTCTCCCAGGATACCTTTCAGCAACGGCATGATGTTAAAGCTGGAGGTGGAGGACAGAGGCCCTTACGTGGCGCTGACACAAGGCGGCAAGGTGCTCACACAGGGGGGCAAGGCGGTAGTAGTAAGAAAATTTGGATAACATTAAAAACAATAGAATTATGGCATTTTACATTAAAGTAACGAAGGAGGTTGCCGACCGGTTGCATCTGACCGATATCCGCAACAGGACAGCGGATGGCAATGTATTATTGTGGCAGGCGGACGTGGCACGTTTCCCCGGCGACACGGTATTTGACAGGGCCAAGGAAGCGGGCGGCGTCTGCCTGACCCCGCAGGCGGCGAAAGAAGAGATAGACGGTACGGACCATCCCGTCGAAGTATTCACACCTGCCTCTTGGGGGGAGGACAACACCGAAAGCTCCGAAGGCACGGATAGTACGGAAACGACCGGGGAAGGAGGAGCGTCATGAGTTTGGCCAGCGCGACCGGACAGGTCATATTTTCGCAAAAGGGCGGCGTATACATGCCTGCCATCCAGTGTAACCAGGGAGATCTGTATCAGGAGTATATGGGCGAAGCGTCCGCGCCGACGAACATCGCACCGGATTTCGCTTCGCTCAAGCCCGTCTTGTCCTTCATTCTCACCTCTTCGCGGGTGGCGGAAGGGCTGGTGGTCCCTTCCTCCATGAAATGGTATTTCAATGATGTCGAGATCAAGTTCTCGGGCAATGTCTCCACCAACACGTTTGGCGGTGAGACGGGACATTTCAAGTTTATCCCTTACCAGCCCGGTACGACGGATTACTACGGATTGCAGATCGTCAAGAATCTGGTCAAGGCGAGCGGAGCGGCCTCTTGTACCATCAAGGGTGAAGCTACCGTGACGATAGGGAATACCAGCGACACCGTCCAGTTCGTCTATAGCATCCCCATCACCAAGGGGGTCGGAAACCAAAAGCATGTGACGATCATTGCCGGTGACAACAAGTATTTTACCCTTCGGGACAAAGGGCAGAGCTGCATTCTGAAAGCCGTAGCGCGCATGGGCAGTGACGAGATCACTACCGGACTGGCGTACAAGTGGTACAACCAGGTCAACGGTGCGTGGAGCGTGCTGAGCGGAAAGACCACACAGACATTGACCGTCACCAACGATATGGTTGACACGACAGGTGTGTTCAAGGCGGAGGTGTACCAGGGCGGCAAGCTCATCGGTCAGGACACGCAGTCCGTAATGGATGCGTCCGATCCGTTTGATTTGATCCTGAATCCCACGCCCGAGGACGAGACCATCCGGGAAAGTGGTGACACGGTGGTCTATAAGCCCATTCTGGTCAAGCGTGGAAGTACCACCAAGTACAAGGACATGACTTTCTATTTCGTGTTCATGGACAGTGCAGGAGTAGTCCTTAACCCGTCTACTTCCGGTACAGCAGCCACTTCCGGCACGTGTACTTGGGACATGTGCCAGCAGGCAGGAGGCAACGTGGCATGGACCATCACAACCAAGGAATAAGGAGGTGATATGCCGTTGGTGACTAGAACCGGACAGGTCAGTTTTGCTCCAAAAGGTGACAAGGGAGATAAGGGAGCGCGCATGCGTATGCGTGTATGGGGGGCGTCTGTGTCTTACCTGGAGGGCAAGCAAGGGCAGCAGTTTTACGACATTGTACTTTATGACAACCTGCTGTACCTGTGCATCCGTTCGCATACGTCGGTTTCGACGGAACCCCCCAAACAGAATGTGGCTTCGGGAAAAATAAAATACTGGGAGGTAGCACAGAGCTGGACTTTTATCGCCACCAAGCTGTTGTTGACCGAGAAGATCAAGGCGTCCATGATTGATGCGGACGGTATCAGGGCGGTCAATGTGGACATCAGCGGAAAAATCACGGCGGATAGCGGACGTATCGGTCCGTTTTCCATAGATTCCGGCATGTTGTCCTCAAAAACTCTTTATGAGGGGACGGATTCCCATGTCGGTTTCAACCTGTCTGCCGGACAGATAGAGTTTTATAACGAAAGGACATTTGCACGTGTAAAAATCGGAGGGAACACGAAATTTGTCACAATCGAAGGGATATCGTATGATGCCGGAATTGACATACAGAGTCCGAATGCCATGATCGGGATGCACATCAAGACCCTGAGCATTCCTCTGTTCGTGGAGGGGGGTAACATTTTCCTTCATCCGAACAATGACAGTTATGTGTCTCTTCATGGCATAGTGGGGAACTGGAGGAACATATCCGTCAGCACTTCCCTGAATAACAATGATGACAATGTGATGTTTATTAATACGGGTAATATAGAAGTGACACTTCCTCCGGATGTTCCGGGACATACCATATACTTCAAACGTATGAGCGGCGGGGTAAGACTGACAGGCGGGCGCATCCTGCCTGCCCCCGGAGGAAAAGAGATGTCCTCCATTGATCTGGATTATGCGTCCGGATTCGTTAAATGTATGGGCAATTATTGGGTTATGTTTTATTGCGGATAACAGTATTTAATTAAGAATATTATGAAAGTTGATTTTACAAAATTTCCCCTGTTCACGGGGATAGACAGACAGGATATGGTGATAGCGGATATCCGTAAGGATATTGCTGACGGCATTTACAGGAACGTGCCCGGTCTTCCGGCGCACGTGCTTGCGGAGAAGATCTATCGGAACGAGCTTGTGGAGCTTGCCGATGACGAGATTCATATACTTGACCTCTACACTTCCGCTTCGGTGGGGCAGCTCGCCGACTCATGGCAGGATTATAAGAAAAACAATTTGGAAACTGGTAAATAAAAAATATTATGGAAAAGATGGAATTAAGTGAGGCGTTGAAAGCCAATGCCTCAGTACTGGAAGAACTAATACCGATTGCCAATTTAGAAAGTAAAGGGCTTTTGAAAAAAGGCGTTCTTTCTCCTATATTGGTTTGCAATAAAGACTCCGTTCAAGAAGTATGTGTCGTTCGCCTAGCGAGTTCATCTAACGCCTATATCGGTATGATATTGTATGTATATTGGGGTGGTTCTACAGGTCTGTTCTTTATTAATAGTAAGACTGGTAACTCCTATATCATAAGGAAAGTCAACGGTAGTATGATTTCTGAAATAGAGTTCAAACGAAAAAATGATCATCTCTTCGTTCGGAGTAAGACAAACACAGCTTCATTTCGTGTAAGTGCTTTGTTTTTGGATACTACTGGGGTTGACCTGTCTTTATCCATGAATATAGTTGATGAGAATCTGGATGATGCTGAAGATATAGAAATACTATAATTCTTTGGTAACATGAGGAGCGGACGGGTGTGGACCGGCACCCATCCGTTTTATCTCATTAAAATATGACTTATTTTTAATACTATGTTGTTTGTATTTGTTTCCAATCAGTCCAAGTTCCATTATTACATATTCGAATAAAAAATCTGCTCTGAAAATCTACAAAAGTTTGCTTGATGGTGACCTCATTAATAGCAATCGTTTCCAAGAATCCATAATTACTTGATGTATTGGGTTTATTATCCAATGATTGGGTTTTATCGACAAACATATATCCAGTATTATTAGCTTCATTAAAATCAGTAATTTCACCAAATCTCCTTTTGTACCACGTATCATTTATCCCTAACAGTCCTTCCAGAAGTGCAAACAGATAAATTTTATGTCAAAGAAACCGTCTTCCAGGTTCCCCAACCACCATTCCACCATTTTATTCTAAACACTAAAAAACCACCATAGTTATTAGTTCTAAATTGTACTGTTGACTGTCCCAGATTATGACTGAAGACAAGAAGCGTTTGATCATTGTATGAAGTGCCTTTTATTGCATATACTCCAGGCTCATACACTTTATCAATATCGTCTTCAGTTTTTAATTGGATATACCCTTTTCCTTTAAATATAGTACTACTGCTAACTCCTAACAGTCCTTCCAGCTCTCAAATATTGCTAAATTCTTGTCAAGATATAGGAATTTCGATTGCGTCGGATGGTAAATCTAGATTGTTTTCATGGCTTAGTTTGAGCGACCCATTCATGCCAATGCACAATGTACTGATATACACGTATGCTGATGATTTTACATAAACAATGGTTTTGTTCTCTTTTTTTTGATAATAAACATTAGTTAAATAGATTCCTCTTTTTATCGAATTAACGGATAGATCATCGCTATATCCTGTTAATAAAACAACAGACGGAGATGAATTTTCATGGTTCTTAAATACTGAAATAAGCATTGATATTCCTGTTAAACGATTTCTAAATTCGGCAATTTTACAATACTTCTGCTGGTCTTTTTGATATGAAGTGGTCATTCTTTGAATTGATGGCATCAATCCATCTTTTTCACTCGTAGCAACACCAATCAGTTCTTCCAGAAGCACAAATTTATGATCATGATGTTACAATTTGTTACATAGTTGCTACATCAGTCAAAGTTAAACCATTCAAAACGCTTGCAGGATGTGCTTCTACCGTAATTGAAGGAATATTTATATATTTGCTAGCTCCTATAATTGATACGCAATAATTTATGTTATTTAAAGTTTTGTTATGTATGTATAAATTGTAATCAGAATCCTCTTTAACAAACATGTTGCCGTTTCCAGACATAGAGCATTTATGCCCTCCTTTCTTTACCGGGTAATATACTGCTAAGTCGATTTTTTTAAAATATCCATTTTCGTATACTGTCACCGTTAGTAGAGTATAATAATATTGTTTTAATTTCGTAGGCTTAATGCAAATAACAGGCCCTTCGCCAACGTATGCTATACACATATTCATGGATGCTAATCCTTTTGTTTCATTTGTTGCAAGTGGAAGAAGTCCTTCCAGAAGGATTTGTATCAATGACTTTTGTATTACAATATTATTTTAAATGTTTGTTGGTCTATATATCGTTTATTCTGTTCTTTTTTTCATATAATGATTCTTTTTTAAATATTTGTTATAGCTTTGCTATGACAATTAATAATGTTTTTTCATTTATTAATTTTTGAATGCCGTGAGGTATTTTAATTAATAAAAAGATTTGTGTATGGAATTGGGCAGGATTGGCGAATCCTGCCTTTTTGATACCGTACGTCAACTACATAATAATTTGGGCAAAACAAAATTTATATATAACTTTGTAGCATCTATATTGAATTAAACATTATTCTAAATCACTAAAAGAGTTTGCTGATAAAAATGTCTAGATGCTATCGTTCGTGATGAATAATGGCATCTTTTTTACAAATGTTTTTTTCACAGACCATTTTTTTATAGATATTATACATCTTTACTTGCGAAAGTGGGGGTGTATTTTTTATTGGCTAAATTTTGCAGCTTGGAACAGAGGATGCATCTTTGCGGAAAAATGGATAAAATCAGATACCGTCTTGTATATAACCGCCAGAACA